CCTGCCTCTTCGGCGACAGGACCTTCGCCCGGAATACCCTTCTCGGTCTCGGTCACTCGGGTGGCGATGCGGCCCGTGGCCTTACCCCAAATTTCGGGGTCTCCACCGGCCGAGGCCAGTCCCGGGTCTCCCCAGCGCTCGCCGAACATCCGGGCCCGCATGATCTCATCCGGGTAGTCCTGCTCGGGATCGAACCCGTTGGCTCGCAGCCAAGCCTTGGGCTCGAGGATGCCGGCGTTGTAGCCCACCGTGGCGGCTGCGGAGCGATCGGGCTTCGCGACCACCGGGGATTCGTCGTACCAGATGATCTGACGCTTGGCGAGGCGCGGGTCCATGCCTCCGGCGATCAGGAAGGGCTGGTAGACCGAGATGGCGAGGTTGGCGAGGATGCGCTCCACGATGGGTCTCAGATGGGGCCAGGTCATGGAGTCCACGATCCAGGCGTTCCAATGTGTCATGTCCCCGAGCCCCGTCAACAATTCGGTCGGGAGGTCGAAGTCGTGGGCGAAGCGGGTGCGTAGCTCGAGGATTGCGTCCCGCACGTCCTTGGGCATGTCCTTGAACAGCGGCATCCAGCGGAGGAACTCGGGCTTGAGGAACTCGCTCTTGCCCTTCACCACCACCGGGAACCAGCGGGCAGGCGAGTTCGGAGACTTGATCGCCGTCCTGCCGGCCTGCAACAGTTCGTCCTCGAACTTCGTGGGTTCCCCATCGGGGCCGACCGTGCCCTCGAGATCCAACTCGTCCGGGATCGTCAGGACGCCTCCGGAGGCGATGCGGGACTTGGCCGCAGCGATGCCCGCTTGGATCAGGAGCCACAGTTCCTCGAGCGTGTCGGACTGGGCCAGCATGGGGGAGGTGGCGAAGTGCTTGAACATCGGATCCGGCGTCCACATGCGGGCCAGCAGATCCCGCCCCTCCACCACGTCTATCGGTGGCACTCCCGGCTCGCGGTAGATCCGGAACCCGTTGCCCGAAGGCTGAAGCTCCTCAGTCGAGAGGATCTCGTGGGTGTTCTCGCCCGTCTCGGGATTGGGGGTGGAGAACCAAAAACATTCTCCAGGTATGGAATCGTGCAGGGTCAGGGCGGCCAGCATGGGTCCGTGACCGAGCGCCAGCCCGCTGTAGCCTGCCGAGAGGTCGTCCAGCACGCTCTGCTGGAGCGAGAACTCATCGTCCAGGGGAACCGGATCGTCTTGGGGCCTCGTGATCTCAGCCGGGAAGATGCTGATTCCCGAGATGGCATTCGCTTTGAAGACATTGGCGTAGAACACGGCTCCGATGCCCCGGAAATACTGCCAGGCAAGGTGCTGGGATGCCTGCCGGGTCCGACGCACATCCATCGCGGAGGCGGTGTTGATCGCCATCGGCGAAGCACTCGCAACGACGGTCGGGCGTCGGACGGTGGGCGTGATGGCGCGGCTGGCGGGATGGGGAACTACGAGGGTGTTGCTGGTGCGGGCGAGGGTGAGCGTCACCGGGCGAGATCGGGGGCCGATGCGACTTCGATAGCGGCCCGGTGGATGCCCGCCACGTACTCATCGTCCAGAGCAGCCGTATCGGGGTGGAGATCGCCGAAGGGGATGATGGCCCGATGCTGTGGATTGTCTCGGGAGCGCCAGATAGCCCAAGCGTCATGCACATCGCCGGGAGTCGTGTCGATCCCCTTCGTCAGCGTGAGGAGCAGGTACAGATCCAGCAGACCGGGATCCAAGCCCGGGAGTTCGGCATCCAGTCGACCCCGGGCCTCGGCGATATAGGTCATACCGATGAGTCCCAGAGCCATGAGACTCGCTCGTTACCGATCCAGACTTCCGGCAGGTCCACCCGGATCGGAACCACGCAGTAGTCAGAGGGCGGCACGTAGCGCATGAGGATAAGTTGCCGAGCCTCCGCTTCCGTCGCCCCGCCGAGCCGAACAAGTTCAGCGATTTCGGCTGCCTCAACCTCCGAGAACTCTCTCATGCCCGGCTCTGGTGCAGGACGGACGGCTTGGGCGTGCGGGCTGGCTTCCCGTCCCCGTTGCCACCTCGCGTAGCCTCAGCGACGCTCTGGTCATGGGCAGCCAGTTCGATGAGGCTGAAGAAGTCGGCGTGCATGGGCAGGAGAGCGCGTTTCTGGTCAGGGGTGAGATTGGAGAGACACTCCGGGTCCTCAGCCAACTCGGCGTGCAGGCGTAGGAGATTGGCGCAGTGGTGGGCCGTGAAGGCTGTCGGGTCCTCAGCCACAGCGACGGTCCCCAAGAGCGAGCGCCCGCTTGGGCGTGATTACAGGATCGGCCACAGTGCTCTCCGGTCAGCGGGCGAGGGTTGGGAAGAGTTTACGGATGGATTCGGGCAATGTCCACAGAGTGCCATTCCGCACTAGCCGCCCAGCAACGTGCCGAGGTTGGTTGACCCCTTGTGGGGGCCGAGTAGCGAGAGACAGAGTGCGTCGGCGTCGTCCGGCGAAGGCAGGCCCCGGCGCTTGAGTGATTCCTTGGACTCCACTTCGATCCGGCCTCCCAAGCGGTAATCGTAGGTGATCGAGCAGACCTGAGAACGGAGCCGTGTTCGGGTGGGAGCATCCAACTCGGACAGGTTGAGCCGGTTCTGCTCGCATCGTTCCCGCAGGCCCCACCACAACTCATCCCGCCGACGGACGAACTTCTCCGGATCCCGTGCCCGCTCCCCGGCGTTTACATCATTGACATGGATGCCCGGGGTGAGACGGATAAAGTCCAGCACCGGGCCCCCGAGCCCCGTTGAGTCCCCGTTGACCCGCTTGCACCCGTAGCGCCGCATCCGCTCTATCGCCCACGACCCCACCTCTACGCCGTCGAAGCCGTGGATGCGTTCAAGGTGGCGCACGACCGGGCCCTGCCTGATGGCGATGGCGCTGTCGTCCGAACCGAACCGGGCGATGTCCAATCCCGCCTGGGGCTGCTCGTTCACCGCTGCGAGCCCGCTTGCCCTCTCGGCGCGCTCGAACCACTCCAGCAAGACCACATGCTTGGCCCCCGAGCCCTCCACGAACTGGCCCAGCACCTTCGTCTTCCACAGCGGGCCCGCCTTGGCTGGATCCCCGTCCCCGTCCGACCAATCCCCACCCGTCTGGCGCATCTCCTCCACCCAGCGGTTCGTGACCAGGTTGGGCATCACGTCGTCCCGTCCCGCCACGAGGTTCGGCGTGTCGAAGGCCGAGATGGTGACGTGGTGCCAGAGAGCCGAGCGAGCGGCACGCTCGAAACCTCCCCCGATGCCCGACGGGTCGGGGTTGCCGATGGCGAGCACTGCCACATCCGCCGATGTCAACTGGCCTTCCATGATGTCCCACAGAGGCTCGGGGATACCCTCCGCTTCGTCCAGCACGAGCAGGACTCTCCCCCCATGCCAGCCGGAGAACATGTTCGGATCCTTCGTGCTGAATCCGAGGGCGAAGTTCGAGGGCGAGATGTTCCACTCCGCCGCCTTCGGGAGAAGTTGCCCAGGGAGCGACTCAAGCGCCCCGGTCTCATCTACCCCCCGGAGCCGTCCCGAGAGGGCGTAGCGGCTGTGAAGCTGGCGGATCTCCCCCCAGAGTTGTTTGCGAATAGATCGGCCCACTGAGGCCGTGGTGATGGCAATGGCGTTCGGGTCCGTGCTGATCCAATGCGCCACCAACCGACCACCGAGGAACGTCTTGCCAGAGGAGAAGCAGGAGGACACCACCACCCGACGGTAGGCGAAGAGAGCATCGGCGATCTCGTCCTGCACTCGCCACAGGCGCTCTTGCAGCACTTCCCGGATCCAACGGCCGGGGGCTTCCCGGTACTCGGACCACTTGGAGGCGTCAACCTCAGCCAGCAGCGCCCGTTCCTCGGAGCGGAGCCGCTCCAGTTCCTCAAGCTTGGCGAGCCTCTTTGCCTCCAGTGATGACGCGGAGTCTTGCAACTCTCTCGCGAGCCTGGGCAAGTTCCGCCTCCAGCGCCTCGTCCGTTATCTCCACCGTTCGCCGGGCAAACCTCGTCGGCCGGTCGGCACGCATGAGTGTAATCAGGAGTTGGTCCGAGAACTTCCGCACCACCCCTACCTGCTCGCCCTTCTGGAACACCGGTTCATCCCAACCCTCTACGGCCCGCCGTCGGGCTTCGGCCTCGAGGATGTCGGCCGCTTCCTCAAGCGCCGTGTCCCACTGCTCCCGGAACTTGCTGGAGCGCCGACGGGCCTGGTAGCAAGCCTCCCGGGACACTCCGGCCTCTTGGGCAGCAAGCCGGACGTTGCCCGTGCTAGACAGAGCAGCGAGGAAATCCGGCTGCCACGCCCGCGCACGTTGGGCTGTCAACTTTGTGTCAACCCCGCTGGCTCCGGCCCGTCCAGCACCCCCAGCAAGCGCCTTCCCTCCCAGCAGGGCATCCCGGGGGCACCACATCGACACCCTTCGGGCTCGAGGTCTCCCCATGCCCGGTGGGGATGCTCCTCACAGACGGTCCCGCAGCCCAAGCAAAACGGGCAAGCGACCAGGATCTCCGACAGACCATCGACGGGACGGGTACAGCCGAACTGGTCCACGATGCTGCGCACTGGCCCTACGGGGTTGTGGGGGGCGTGGTCGGGGTCGCCGTAGCCGCTCCCTTGAGACGGGTGACCTGTGCCTCGATTGCGTCGGCGGCCGACTGGACCGCAGCCGGGTCCCCTGCGGCCACGGCGGCTTGTAGCGTCGTGACCTGACCCTCCAACGTGGTGATCTCGGTGAGTGTGGCGTCCACCTGCGCTGCGAGGTCTGCCTCTGCCTGGGTGATGTCTGCCATCTGGGCCTCCAATCGTTGGATTCTGCCTTCGTGGTCGGCGAGCACGCGGAGCATCAGAAGCTCTGAGGTCACATCCAGCCGTACCGGGATGGACTCAGATGGCTTCATACGGGGAGAGTGTACGACGCTTGAGGCGGGGGGCCAATCACCGGCGTCACCGAGAGGGGCAAGTCGGGTCTGTCCCCCTCCCGGTGGCGGTTTGCCCCGGCGTGTTGCTCTCTGTTCGGGGCTTCGGCTCTACGGTGAGTGACCGTACCCTCTGGGCGGTACGAAGCCCTGACCGGACCACTGCCCGACTGCCGGTCTTTGCCGAGTGTCACCGCTTCGTCGCTCTGCCCCTCGTTGGCAATCCAAAATCGGTGACGTGAGGGTCCCCACGCGAACCCATCCCTGACCGGAACCTCTCGCTGAGGGTTGGTTGCGTGGGCACCTCAGCTACCCATCCCGGACCTCGCCGACACCTTGACCCAGCATCAAGCGCATCGGGTTGAGCGCCAACCCCATCCGCTCTCTGCCGGAGGTACGCACGTCACCGTTGCCCCGGCCGGATTTGAACCGACAAGCTTTGGCTTATGAGGCCAACGAGCTACCAGATTGCTCCACGGGACGCCAAGGATTCTAGACCCCCAGCGAGGTTGTGTCTACGCTGCCGGGCGCGGGCCTAGCTCCGTGTCGGGGTCCCCTTCCTGCGCCAGCTTCCACAGGGGAGCAAGGTCGATCCAGATACCGGCCGATCCTTCCCCGATGGCGACGGTGGCGGTCCAGCGCTTCCGGCGACGGCGGATTGCCTCCCGCAGCCCCATGCGGTCCCCGGGCAATCCCGGCTCAGTGAGCTCCCGGATGCTTTGCAGCGACGCGCCCAAGCTCAGAAGCCTCCGGATCGCTAGGGCCAGCACCAGATCCTCACGGGAGTAGAGTCGCTGGCTTCCCGAGCCCTGCGCCAGAGCAACCGAGGGCTGCAAGAGTCCTGTTCGATCCCACCAGTCCAGTTGGCGGTAACTGATCCCCGAGACGCGGCAGAGTTGCGGACCACGGTAGACGCCCGAGTGGTTCGGCTGGGAGAGAGTGCGGATGCTCACGCCCTGAATCCTACCCTGTGCTAGGTAGTCCAGAATGGAACTTCCTGTGAATTCTTCCTGAACCGCTCCCACTATCTCTCTGGCTCGTTCAGCGTCGCCGTCAGCCTGCGCCCCACTTCCCACGGCGGCTCCCCCATCACCACTGTCATCGGGACGGTCCAGCGGACCTCCAGCACGGTCCCGGGCACCCAAGGAGGCTCACCCGACACCACGACCATCCTACTGGGAATCAACTTGTCTACAAAACCACTCGGAGTCATGGGGACTTATCTCCACCGCCTGGTCAATCGCCTGAGAATGGCCCGCAGCAGGTCACGGACGAACTCAGCCAGCGGCATGGGCGAACAGCCAGTCCCAGAGTCTCATTCGCAACCTGAGCCTTACGTGCCAGCCGAGGGCCTTGTCGCATCGCCACTCCACCCCCGTGACGTAGCGCCGGACGAAGCCGCTGTAGGGCACCAGATCCCCCACCCTCGGAGGTGCGGGCAGGTCCACCACGGTGTCCGGGTTGCCATCCACGGCGAACACGACATTCACTGCTCTCTCACCGAGGCGAGGAACGCCTCCACGGTCCGGGACACCAGAATGTCAGACTCCCACCAGACGATGTGGAGCACCGCTTTGTCGCAGCAGGTCTGACACCTCACGGTCAAGGTGAAAGTCCACCCACGCCCGTCCTCTATCAGAGTGACCACATGGTCTGCGGGGTGCAGGTTCGCGTGGTCACGGGGGCACCGGTACTCCACGACGATCCCCCCGAGGTCGTTCACGACGACTTGAGGTAGCCACCGGCCACGGGGAGCAGCGGGCCCGTCACGGCGAGGATCCCGGCCTTGAGCGTCAGGCCCCCGCTGGCCCACAGCCCCGCAAGGCTCAGGACGATGAACACGCCCGCCACCATCGCCGCCGCCTTGATCTTCGGGTGAAGAACAGTCAGGGGCAGAGAGGTGGGGGCAGGCGGTTCCGGGGCGCTCACGTCCCGGACTGCCCCGGGATCACATTCTTGATGCCTTCGGTCACGCCGCTGACAATCCCTCCAAGTTGAGAGGCGAGACTCGGGGCCGGGGAGCCGACAGGCTGAGCCGCTGGCAGAGCGGGAGGCAGAGTCACTGGCACAGAGGTAGGCACTGACGCCTGAGCGGCTAGGGCGGTGACTGTGGCGGTGTGACCCGTCAGAGCCTTCACCTCGCCGAGCGTGGCCCTTCCGTCGTTAACGTCCTTGCTCACGACCGCCAGCGTCGCCTTCAAGTCACTCATGAGCGCCGGGAGCAGCCTCAGAATCGCTAGAACCTCGTCCAGCTTGGCGTGCAACTTCTTGAACATGAATGCTCCTTTCAGCCGAAGATGCTACGTCCGATAAGTTGCACAATCGCACCGCCGATCTGAAGCATCTCCGACAGAGGCCCTCCAATCGCAGCAGGGAAGATGGCCTTGCCCCCCGCAGCGAGGATGTCCAGCAGTCCTGCGATCATGTGGGACTCTCCTTTCGGCTACTTGGCCTGCGGCACGAACTTGGAGCAGTCCTGTTGAGCATAGGCGGTAGCGACCCGGGCGCGTAGGCCGGCGATCACGGCGTCACGGGCGGCTGCCTGTTGCGGGCTTACCGGGCGCAGGGGAACGGAGTTCAGTGCGAAGGTCCACAGGTCTGTGGTGGTCTGGCGGGCCTTGTTGCTCTGGTCGCAGTTGTCCTTGGCGTTGACCGCGTTGCGCTGGGCCACCGTTGCTGCCTGCCTCGCTACCTGCGCCGTGTGGCGGGCATCGAGGGCCACGTAGATCAAGACGGCACTGATGACCACCAGAACCACGATGATGGCCCACTGGCCACGGATGAGCGAGCGGCTTCGCTGGCCGAAGTCCCGGATCTCCTGGGTCTCGGCACGCAGGCCCTTGATCTCCGCCGTGAGGCTATTGACCGACTCCGTAAGAACAGTCAGTTCAGACTGTGCCATCGCTTTGTCCCCTCACCTCAACCTGCTCCTCGATCTGGCGCGCCACCTCTTCCTTGATGAATACTTGCAGGATGGCCCGGAGGTCGTCCACCTTGGGTATGACCTCATCGATCTTGGCCACCAGGAGATCCAGCTTGTCAGCCATCCTGAGCCTCTTCCTCTTTCCCCTTGAACGCCCGACGCACGATGGCGGCGTTGCGTTGAATGAGGGTCTCGGACGCCCGGTCCACCTGGCTCCCGAGCGCAGCCAACTTCTCAAGGAGACTGTCTATTTTGGAGTCCACGAGGCTCCCAGTGTCCTCCTTTTCCGGCTCCCGCATCATACGGGCGCTCGTTCGGCGAGGCGAGAGAGGGCCGACAGGGCGCGGTCAAGGGTGGCGGTGGCCTGCAACACGCCCGGGATCATCTGGTCCTCGAGCTTGGTGCGGAGCCGGGCGAGGTCGTCGTGCACCGCCTGGTAGTCCTGCCGGGGCACCAACTCGTTGTTGCGAGCGAGAAGGGCCGCGTTGGCAGCCGCCAGAGCTGCCAGAGCGTCGTCCCGCTCCTTGAGCACCGCCTGATGGGTCGGCTTGGCAACGATGTAACCCACTGCGAAGAGGAGCCCGATCACCCCGACGGGGCCATAGTTGAGCAACAGGGTGACGGGATCGGTCGGCGTCCCCACAGCGAGGTGGATCACAGGCACAGGAAGAGGAGGTGAAGGACCGGGCAGTTGGTCACGGTCACGACCGGAGTGGGCAAGGGGCTGGGCTTGGCCGTGGCGGTCTGGCCCGGTACTGCGAAGGGTATCGGCACAGTGACCACCCGGGAGGATCCACCATTGGTCGTCACGGAGGTCTGCCCCGGCATCGGCGTGACCGTGACGGTCACCTGCGCGGGGGGCTGAGTGACCGTCACATGGAGGTTGCCAAGGGCTTGGTCCCGCTCGGCGATCTTGGAGTTCGCCACCGCCAGAGCGGTCCGGGAAGCCGCCAGGGCCTTGTCGTCGGTCTTCACCCTGCGCTCTAGGGTGAGGAACAGGTTGCCGAAGTAGAGAACGAGGATCAGCGCGGTGAGTCCGAGAACGCCCCAGCGGGCCACCCGTCCGCCCCATATCCTTACCATCCTTTTCGGACAGTCACGCCGGGAGTCTTACCTCCCTCCTATGGAGCGTATCCGAAGACAGTCATTGCCATGGGACTAGTGACAGTCCCAGACCGTGGGTGAGGAACCAGTACACCGCCGCGGACCCCACGATGCCCTCAATGGTCAACTGCCAAGCGAACCTCCGACTGGGGCGGGTGCCGGTAGACCGCCCGAGGCTCACCGCAGGGAATCGGATCGCCATGACCCACCACGCCGCGCCCAGAATGGCGAGTTCAGCGAGGAGTCCCACCAAGACGACGATCCAGAACAGATCCACTCTGCCAGTACCTTCCGCGTGTGGAGGTCTGCCGTGAGTGTAATGCCTACGGCGGGGCCGGGAAAGGACTGACACTCCACATGAGACAGATGGTCTGCGCGCTCGCCGTGGTGGGGACTATCGACGCCTTCGTTCTGGGATGGGCGGTGTGGCTCGGCTGGCGGCGAGGGCCGTGAGTTCCTCTCGCTGGGGGGTAGACTCAGGGCACGCGTTCGGGACCACGGGGAGCCGGGCTACTTCCTTGAGCCCGGCTCTTTCGCGTCACCGGTCCAGCATCTCCTCGGCGTAGGCGTAGCAACCATCACATTCGTCCTCACCGACATTGCACGGCTCGCCGCAGTCCACGCAGTGCCAGTGCTTCCCGGTGATGACGCAGCCGGGCTCGGAGCAGTAATCCTCCGAGTCGGCGGTCATCGGGTGAGACCCCGAATGATCTGGCCGGCGAGGCGACCGAGGACTCGGCGCTCAACCCGATGTCCGATGGGCTTGACGCTGCCAGAATGGACAGCCTTCTCCACAGCCTCGATGTCGCCGAGGTACTTGAGGGTGGGATAGCCGACGCGCCGGACACGGCGGATGATGCTGGGGCGAGCCATGCGGATCTCCTTTCTCGGGGAGCCAGCCCGTAGACCGGCCCCCCGTAGTCTGCGCCAAGAGACGCTGAGCGGGGGATTTGATCAGCGCCTCTTCTGACCGTACGTGACCTGCCAGGGGTTGCCCAAGTCCCACCAGGGAGCCTCGGATCTGGGGAGCTTGGGCACCGGGGGTGGGACGGCGAGGGTCTTCCTCTTCGCCATGACCTTCATAGCTGGACCGGACGCAGGGACGACACCCAGCCGTTTTGCCTCCAGCAGCAGCGGTCTCCGTTGGAGTGCTGCGGACAGTGCTGGGCAACGACGGGAGAGGTATCGGCCGGGCCGACATTGAGGCGCTGGACGAGCATGGGCTTGTAGCAGATGTCGCAGGCCGTGCCGTTGAGGCGCTGGCCCTCGGTCTCGTCAACGTCCCTGCGATGACCGTTGGCGCAGGCGAGCGTGAAGGTCAGCTTGAGCGGGCGGGTTGCCATGCGTACTCCCTTCGGTAGCGTTTACCTTGTGCGCCAAGGATACGCCTGACCGGGCTGGCCCGTCAATCCCCACGGGGCAGCTATCTCGGGATCGTGCGGATTAGAAGCAGGGATGGGCTACCGGCTCGACGCCATCCACGTAATCTCCTGCTGAGCACGGGCCAGCAGATCCGGGTCCACTCGCCGGCCGTGCTCAAGGTCGCCCAGGTCCTTCGGGGAGACTCCCAGCGCGGCGGCCAGGTCCCGCAGGCTGATGCCCGCTCCCACGCGGGCCTCCCAGAGACGCTGGGCCTCGGAGGACTTGAGGGTGACGCCCGATCGGACCCAGCCGCAGCGGTTCACCGGATGTCCAAGCGCTCAAGCCGGCGAAGGTGCTCACGGCTCGCCGCCGGCAGACCGCGCCAGATGTCTCGCCAGCGCCAGAGCCATCGGCGGATCACTCGTCGCCTCCGTCGGCCAGCTTCCACTGGAACCCGCAGGCAGGGCAGGTCACGGAGTCGTCCGGCTTCTCCTCGGCCTTGTGGGCAGCCACGCCCGCGCCGATCCCCTTGCCCAGCTCGTCCAGCATGGCCTGCAGCCCCTGGTTGTCTACATGCACTTCTGCCAACAGGGCACTCAGGTTCTCTGCGTCCGTGCCTGCCATTGCGGCAATGGGATCAAGGCTCAGGAGGGCAATCTTCTCCTCCTCGGGCGAGAGGTCCACGTAGACGACAGGTACCGTCGGCTCCCCGCGGGAGAGGGCAAGCTCCACCCGAAGGTGGCCGTCGATCACGGTTCCCGAGCGATGCGAGACGACAATCTGGTCTATCCACCCCAGCGTGTCCAGGGAGCCCCCCGTGGCGTCCTGCTGCCGCTTTGGGTGAATTCGGAAGTTGAACGCCGAGGCCATCAGTTGGTCAGGCGCGACATCCTCATGGCCGGTGATGCGATTGCGCCAGGGCTCCGGGGGCTTGGTCATCCGTTGCGCGCCCTCCACTCCGGGTCGGCGATCAACCAGTGGGCTGCCAAGTGCAAGCCGTCGCTGAGCCAGTGGACGAACTCGCCAAGCCTGCGCCGGATCACGGCCTAATTCTAAGCCGGCTCGGGACCCCGCTCTCTTCCGGCTGGTCAAGGGTGGCGACCAGCTTGCGCCCTACCTCCCAGGGCGGCTCACCAATCACGACCTCGAGCTGCACCGGGAAGTTGGCCTCAAAGACCTCGCCGGGCTCCCACGGGGGCTCGCCCTGCGTCACGGTCAGCTTCACGCCGGCCATCCGCCTACGGGGTCCCAAGCGATCCCAAGCTCGCAGCCGTTGTCTACCTCGTCCGGTGTGGCCTGGCGACTCTGCCAGCCCTGGGGAGCCGCGCAGCGCAGGCATCGCCATTGCTTGCGCCTGCGGTCCCAGCGCCATTGGGTCTCCGCTCCGCACTCCCGACAGGGCTTGACCTCGGGATGCTCGGGCGGTGCCGTAGGCCCGGGGTCGAAGAGGCGGGCGGTGCTCACCGTGGCCCCTTGCTGGGCGGATCGGTACAACTGGACCAATGGTTGACGTGGAGCATCCTGCCCGCTCGTTGATCCTTCGGGACAATCCGATAGGTTCCCGCTTCCTCGTCCACTTCGATGTTGCCGTCGGGGACCGTCGTGGCGTCGATGGGGGCCGCGATCCCCGTCTTCTCGTGGCGGGCCCACAGAATGGAGGCTCTACACCCATCTTGGCGACACCAGCCCCGGTCAGCCCGTGGCATGCTCTCGCTCCAAGCCGGGTGGACAGAGGTAGGTCGGATCGACAGCCACGAGGGGTAGCTGCCCGTTGGCGTGGGCGCGGGCGGTCAGATCCACGCTCGTCATCGTCCAGAGCCCCACACAGAGGATGCCGCAGAAGTGCAGGAGGTGGTCGTTCGCTCGCATGCGGCTCAAGTGGAACCAGTCCCGGAGCGGGCTGGGCTTGGCGTACTCGCCCCGGTCGGTGAAGAGGTCCGTGGAAGGCTCGGGCTGGCGACGGCCGCAGCCGTTGCACTCGAACTCTCGGGTGTCGATGTGGTAGGTCACGGTACCTCGCTGCCGAACGCCAGCGCCTCCTGGCCCGATCGGTCCGTCTCGACTGCTGCCAGGTTCTTCACCGCCTGCCGGTAGTAAGAGGGCTTCAGCTCCGCACCGATCCCTTTCCGGCCAAGCTCCACCGCCCCGTAGACCTCGCTGCCCACGCCCATGAAGGGCGACAGCACCGTCTCGCCCGGGTTGGTGCGCATGTCCACAAACCGCCGGACCACGTCCAGCTGTAGCGGGTGGACGTGCTTCTCGTCTTCCTCGTCGCGGGCTTCCCGGAACGGCAGTACCGCCATGTAGGATCGGTCGTCGTACTGGCCGAGGTTGCCCCGGATGTCGTCCCACACGCACGAGGCGTACTGCCGCCACACCCACTGCGAGTACCGGTTCCCCGTTTGGGCACCCGGCCAGTTGCGGTAGCGGAGAACCTCGGCCGGCGGCACCGATGCTCCGTGGTAGGCGGTGATCCCATTCGGGTGTGTCACCGGAATGGGGTTCTCCCCGCGCCGGCGGAAGATCAGCAGGTAGTCGGCGCTGGCGATCCCGGCGAGGGCGGAGTCCTCCACGATGGTCTGGTGCGTCAGGTCCTTCGCCATCGTTCGGTTGCGGACTGCCAGCGGTTCCTTCCAGATGACATGGCGGCCGAGGTACTCGAACCCGAGCCGCAGATGCAGGCGGATCAGGTCCCCGGGGAAGTCTGCTACGCAATCCCCGCCAGAGTTTCCCGTGGGCACGTCCATGCAGTGGACACCCGAGATGCGGCCCGGCATCGTCAGGCGTGCAACCTCGGCCACGACGTACTCGTAGTGGGTCAGGAACTCCTCGTAGGAGCGGCTGTTGCTCAGGTCTCGGTCGGATGAGGAGTAGTGGTAGAGCCCGGGGTTCGCACCGCCCGGGCGGGCGAAGGGCAGGGAGTAGACCGAGGCGTGCATCGACCCGGTCGGCAGGCTCTCCATCAGCTCGACGCAATCGGCATTGTAGATGGCGTACTGGTCGGTGATCTGCTGGGCTAGCACAGCCACGAGGGTACCTCCGCTTTCTTGCTGTAGGTCTCGGCACGTTGGATTGACTGGGCATCCCGCATGTGGGCGGTGAGGGAGGAGAACATGGCATCCGCCTGAGCGGCCTTGCGCTCAAGGTTGGCAAGCATCCGTTCCGTGCCCGTGGTGGTGATGACATCGACGGTGACGGGCTCGGTCTGGCCGAAGCGCCAACATCGCCGGACCGCCTGGTACATCGCCTCGAAGCTGTGATCGACCATGTAGGTCATGCGGTGGCAGTTCTGATAATTGAGCCCCCATGAGGCGATCCGGGGCTTCGTGACCAGGACTCGGATCTCCCCACGGCCGAACGCGCTGAGCTTCTCCTCCTTTTCCTCCACCGGATCCGAGCCCGCCACCTGTACCGCACCGGGGATCAGCTTCGTGAGCAGATCACCCTCGTCGTTCAAGTGGCACCAGGCGATCCCGGGAACGGCGTCGGCGAGCAACTCGGTGGCCTTCTCGCACCGCTCTGCGATGGTCCGGCGGGTCGCTTCCCGTTCCTCGTCAAGCCCGATGGCGGGAACGTCGAACAGGGTCCCTTCCTTCGCCCTCCGGGCGTCCACCATGTGGTGGCGGATCTCAAGTGGAGGAAGGATGAACCCGTCGTCCTCGAAGCCGAGGTCAGACGGCTTGCGCATCGCCCGGGCCCACGACGACACCCACTGCCAGAACGGCACTTCGGCGTGGCCCTTGAACCGCCATTCCTCGCCGGCCCGAGAACGCCATCTTCCACCACGGGCCTTGGATGTCTTGTCCTTGTTGGTGAAGAACCGGGCCAGCATGTCCATGTGGCCCAGGTAGCCGAGGGCCTCGCTGGACGTGCCGAGTTCCGTGTGGTCGTTCGGTGAGGGTGTCGCGGTGGCCAGCAGCCGGTAGGGCAGGATGCGCATGAACTCCGTCACCATCGCCCGTCGAACCCCGTCGTATGCCTTGAGTGCCGAACTCTCGTCGCACACCACCCCGCCGAACTTGTCCCGGTCGAAGTGCTCCAACCGTTCGTAGTTGGTCACGGTGACGGGAGCGGGGGCCGAACCGTCACGGGAGATTTCCACATCCACGCCGAACTTGGCCCCTTCGGTCACCATCTGCTCGGTGACCCCCAGCCGGGTCAGTAGCAGGACGGGCTTGCCGGTGTACTTGTAGACGTTCTGCGCCCACACGAGCGCCATTGGTCCTTTTCCCGCGCCACAATCGAGAAACAGAGCGCCTCTCCCTTGCCGGACAGACCAGTCGGTGAGCATCTGCTGGAACGGGAACAGCCACTCAGGCACCCACAGCGGCTCGAACCCGGCCCGACCGTCCATCTGGGCCTTACGTTCGAGAAAATCCTCGTAGGTCCCCACAGCGCTCCCTTCGGTTCGGGCTTACCTTGTATCGTCAGCGTACATCACCGGCAGCCCAGGACACAAGTTACTTCGGCGGTGCGGACAGGCGGGCGATGATGGCCGGTAGGTCACTCGGCCGCCACAGCTCCGCCCCGAGGGCCTCCACCCATTCCCGCTGGCCCGGTTTCCAGTGCCAGCCCACTTCGGTCTTGAGTTCGGCCGTGATGACCTCCCCGGCCCGTGCCAGCACCAAATCCGGGAACCCTGGGTCTCCCTGGATGGCCGTGAGCCACCGCTTGCCGTCGTTGACGGGGCGGGAGTGCATCACAAGCCATCCGTTCCGGTGGGCGTGGTCGATGATCGTGCTTTGTAGCTGCGCCTCGGTCATCTCCCGGTCCAGGAGTTCCCGGGCGGTGAGACGGGAGCCCCGCCGCGCCGGACGTGATCGGACCTCGCTCATAGCCTCACCGGAACGCCCGTGGGTTGACTTCCACCCGATGGCCGTCCATCCACCACCCGCACGAGAGGCACCGCCGAACGGTGGTCTCCAAGGCTGCGCCGTATCCACATGCCACGAAGAGTGCTGGTTGCCATGTCGTGAACGAGTCCAGAGGCGCTCCGCACGATGGGCAGCGCAGACGGGGAAGCGGGACCAGCGCCCTGCCCGTGATCGGGTGGCGTCCGGTAGGACCGGGGTCGAACAGCCTGTCTTTCACTCACCACATGCTCTCAGATGCTCATCTTGAGTTGGAGGGCCTCGGCGAACTCCGTCAGATCCGGCTTCCACGCTCCGTACCTCTGGGCGATTGCGCTGAACTCCTCCACGTCGTGCCCGACGATCTTGCGGAGGACCGTGCCGTCGTCCTCGTCAATTTCGATGGAGAAGTGGCAGAGTTCATGGTCCACGAGGGCGACGCGCTGGCGGGCGGTGAGGTTCTCCCAAGCGTCCTCAGCGATCTCCACGACGAACATGTCGCCCGCCTGGTCCCCAAATTCGTTCGAGTCTCCGGTGGCCGAGTGGATCAGGTAGCAGGCCATCCCGCCCACCTTGTGGGCCTTGCCCAGCACGACGCGCCCCTTGGACTTCGCCGCCTTGTCCCGGAAGATATAGCGTATTTCGTCCATCCAGAGTTCGATCTCCTGGTGGTGCTCGGGGATCAGCCGGTCCGCTATCTCTTTGACTTCGGGGGCCTCACGCCACATCGTCTTTGCCATCGTTGGGTCCTTTTATCGTTGGGCTACCGGTTACCAGTCGCCTCCGCCTCCCCCGCCGGAATCCCCGCCTCCGCTGGAATCGAATCCTCCGCCGCTGTCGAAGCCGCCTCCGAGATCCGCTGGCGGGTCGTAGGTCGGCGGGGGGTCGTAGCTAGGGGCCGATGGAGGATCGTAGGAGGCAGGGGCCTCATAGCTCGGAGGCGGTTCGTAGGACTGCGCGCCGCGGTCGTCGTCCCGGTCGTGGTCCTCGGCCAGATCCTCCATAGCCTCGTACATCATCACGTCCTCGAGCCAAGGACTGCCCCCGTACCATCCGCCGCCCCAGGACCGGCCCATGTAGCTGCCAGCGGGGTAGTAGACCTGCGAGACGCCATCTTGCATGCGAGTCCGCACCGGAGCGGGTTCCCCCACGAACGGAGCCGGACCGCTGCCCGCAGACCGCATCTCTGCCCGTTGGAGCGTCATGGGTGAGTCGGTGAACCCGGGCGGCACCCGGCCACCGCTCTTGGCGACCAGCATGGACCGTCTACCTTCTGCCACGATGTCCCCGATGGTGGCCCAGTCTTCTGCGGTCTGCGCCGATGCGAGGTTGCCTCCGGCGTTGTTGTAGGCGCTCTGGGCTGTCAGGTAGGCGTTGCGGACCGTCGGGTCGGTGTCGTCCTCAAGGCTGCCGTGGGCAACCAGATCGGCTCCGAGGTCGTCGTAGGCTGCCATCACCTTCGTCTTGCCCGTCCTGCGGGCCTGCTTGGAGCGGCGACGGCCGACCACCAGGAGGCTTGCTCCCCCGATGCCGACCAGGACCAGGAAGATCCACCCGAGCGGGTTGTGCGACTGGCCGGCCGGGGCTGGCTTCGCCGTCTGGGCCTTGGCCACGCTCTGGACGCTCGTGATGAAGCTCTCGACCATCGGCCTCAGTCCCTGTTTGCCGTGGTCCTTGGCCGCAGCGATTGCCAAGCGATCCGCCTCACCCGGGCTGGCGGGGTCCTTCACGATAGATGAGGTCGCCCGGAAGAAGTGGCTCTGGGGCAGGATCATCCCGACCGTGCCGGGGATCGCCGCCAGGTTCGCCAGGCGGTAGACGGTCTGCTCGGCACCGATCGAGTTCACCGTGCCCGAGACCGCGGAGTCCGGCAGGATGGCGACCATGATGGGCGTGGACGCGTGGGCAAGCTCGCCGTCGAGGGCCTGGGCATCAACCTGGCTCATGAAGCTGGCGACCGCCGGGTCGACCACCAGATGGGATGTGCGAAAGCCCGCGACGGCGTTCGTCACCGGGTCGGGCGAGTCGGCAATCGACGCCCTCGCCAAGATGATGCTGCCGATCAATCCGACAACGATGGCGCTGAGGTAGAACGCTACCTTCCTTGGGGTGCTCATGGCTTTCCTTTCGTCGTGGCGGGCTCTCCGCCGGGGATAGAGCGCAACATCGGACGCCCGCACAGAGGGCATCGGGTCACGTCGTTCGACCGCATGACCGCTCCGCAGCCGGAGCAGGTGGGCGGGGCGGCTGCTGGATCTTCGAGGCCAGTCGCCCGGGTCAGGAAGCGGTCGATGCGGTCTGCCAGGGCGTTCGCTTCCCAACTCCACTCGGTCCCGTCCTGCTTCTCTCGCAGAGAGATCCGGGCGTCTTCAAGCAGGCCCCACGCTTCGACCCACATCCGCCGGACGGCTTCGGACTCGGCCTGCGCCCACAAAGGCACGCCGGTCACGGGAGCGCCTCAAGAGCCTTGCGGCAGGATGGCCAGTCCTCGAAGTGCTCCACTTCGGGCAGCGTGTGGAATACGTTCTCCCGTGGTCCGACCACCATGACCCGCTTCCCCGATGCGACGGCGATACCGAACTCAACATGACGGCCACCCTTGCCGCCCGATCCGCAGGTGAACGAGACCACACAGTCAGCCCGGTCGAGATCGGACCAGTCAGCGATGGCGTAGGCACTGCACAGATCGGGTGTAGCGCTCAACTGCTCGGGCGTGAACGACTTCTCCAAGATGGCGAGGGCCTCAGCGGACACGTAGTCCGTGCTCCCGGCGTGCAGGTCGATCCATCGCGCCGTGACCTCGTGGCCCATCGCCTCAAGTTCATCCCGGTAGCCCCGGAGTTCGGCGTTGCGGCTGTAGCGGGATGCCAAGTACACCTTCATGCCACTCCCCTTCCCCACAACTCGTCTACGTGGCGGTGGGCCACCGATGCGAGGCTGTCCGCGTGGTCGAGGCTCAGCCAGCCCTCCCGCTTCCACCGGGCTAGGCGGCGCTCCCACACGCGGGGACTGAGGCCGCTGCGCTCGGACAGCACCACCACGGCGGTTGAATGGCCCTCGGTCTTTGTCTGGCTCCCGTCAGGCGGGTACTCAAGGGCCAGCTGCTCAATCACCACGAGGGCCGGGGCTACGGGGTAGCGGAGCGGCTCGGGAGGACTCGGAGGGGTGGGCTCTACCAGCTCGGCGAGGTCCTCGATCATGAAGCACGGGTGGCCGTTGGACAGGTGCCAGCACGGGAGCTTGCCCAACTCGGCCAGGTGGACGAGGCGCTTCTCCCGGATGCCAGTGAGGCGGGCGGCAAGGTGTAGCCCTATGAACACGATGTCAGTCACGCCTCGTGCTCCAAGCCGGATGGGCCGATCCGCAATTGGAAGCGGCCGGTCGGGGCCGAAGGAACGGAGGGAGCGCACACAACCTCTTGGCCTCCGGCCCCTTCCCGGCCAGCGGGATCATATGCCGGTCGATCTGCTCGGCGGTGGATCATGTGGCCCGGAGGATCGCCCTTGTCGCCGTAGAGCTGGCCGTGAGCACGGATCTCGTGCAGGCCCCGGCCCCACTCGTTGCGGTCGCTCCCGCCCGAGCATCCCGGCTTGCGACAGGGGAAGCGGTACTCCGAGGGCAGCCCGCCCTGGGCCACCTTGCGGGCCCGCTGCTCCGCGGCGTAGCGCCGTCCCGTCTGGCGCTCGCACTCCCGGCACCAGCTCGCCCACCTGGGCCTCCGGGGCTTCTTGACCAGCATGCCCATCTGGCGGAAGTGCTCAGGGTCCAGGGGCTGGACGACATGGCATTTCGTGCAGGCTTTGGCAGGGGAGGCGGGGGACGGAACCGGGGGGTTGGCTCCGCGATCCCCCTTCCCCTGCGCGGGCCGGGGACGGGAAGCGGGCTTCGCCACGGAGTCCGGTCGATCCTCCCCTGTCCCCGACATTGGCACTGACCGGAGAGGCGGGGGGACACCCTCCGGCCAGAGCACCTTTGGATCGAGGCCGAGCGCCGCGGCCAGGGCTTCTCCGACCCAGCGGGGAAGCGAGGCCAAGGTGAAGCTCACGGCCGTGAGGGCTCCCATCACCTGTGCGGCCTTGCGGCTGTCGAAGTCCCTCCCCCCGCGGCGGCGTGCCTCTTCGGCGAAGCGGTCGATGGCCCCCACGAAGTTGGCTCGCCGGTCCTCGTGCATGCGCCAGAGGACATGACGGATCGGCTCGGTATCGACCGGCACCATGCCGGGGTCGAGTTCCTCGGGGCGGGCGCTCATCAGACGACCGTCGTTCCCGGGCTGGACTCATCCGGGTCGACCGGGCGGGGCACTTCGATGTTCAGGGAGCGACCCTCAACCCAGACCCGGATCTCGGGCTCCGGCGCTATCCACTCGGCACCGAGACCCCGCAGGAACAGCCGCCACGTAGCCTCACGGAGCACCGTGCCTGCCCGACCGAGGTATTCGGCGAGTAGCTTGAGGGCCATCAGTTGCAGCGGTATGGAGAGGAAGAAATCCCGGTGGTACTCGGCCAGCGTGTAGTTCGGCCCGGCGAGACGGTGGAGAAGGTCGGTCACCGTGGGGGCGACGGTGAAGATCCACTGCACCAGGACTGAGCCGATGAACAGGGCCCGTCGGCTTCGACGCGGAATCTTGGGGTCGGCGGCATAGGAGAAGCCCACTATCGACGCCAAGGCGATCACGAATCCAGCGAGCCAACTCACCGGCCACTCTCCGCTGCCGCCATAGCCCGGACCGTGTACTCCACGGCTGCCTGCTCCCCTTCGGTCCTGCCATCCACATCGGTGACGAGGGCCAGTTCGAGGACGGCGCTGGCGATGTCAAGCGGTAGCTGGACCTGGGGGCCACGGAGGTCAAGAACTCGGATGCTCATGACGTACCTCGGCTCGGTGGACGGTGTAGCCGTGGGCCTGCCCGTACTCGGCGCACTGCTCGCAGCACCCCGACGGGCGACCAGTCCAGTCCTCAATGAAGCCGACTGCCGGTTGGTCGTCGTGGATCTTGCACTGGCCAGCGAGGGCCTCAACCCGCAGACGGTGAAGCACTCCGGCGATAGCGTGGATGTTGCGGGCTCCGGCGCTCACAGCGCCGGCCTTCCTGCGAGAAGGGCCTGCCACACGACCAGGGGATCGGTGTTGCTGGCCCCGGCGATGCCCTTGATGAGGATGCCGATCATGTTTGCCGCCATCCCGTAGACGACCACGGTGTCAGCCGTCATGGCCTTCGCCAGGTGGTCGGGCCACTCCTCGATGGGCGTCGGGCCGGTCAGCTTCATCGTCACGCACTCCTTGAGCAACGCGAGGACCTGGCCCTCTTTGGTGGTGGGTTCGAGGCCGTTCATGGCAGGTGAACCTCCTGACCCTCATGGCAAGAACACTCGCAGAAGTGCCAGATGTAGTCGTCGCCCAGCCGCTTGCCCATGCAGCAGCCCTCCGGGAAGTCGGCGGCGAAGTGGTGATCCTCCCGGCAGGCCATGGACAACGTGGGTTCCGGGATGGGCTTCACGATCTCGGCGAAGAGGTCCGCGATGGCCTCCGGGCTGAGGCCGAGCGACTCCCCGGCCACCCGGAAGGCGTCGAACATCCTCGTCTCGCTCTCGGCCCGCAGGACCTTGTTGTCGATCTCTTCCCGGACGGACATGGGCACCGGCCGGGCTGCGAGAGGTCCTCGCTTGTAGAGCGGCAGGTCGTCTTCGATGTCAGGCGTGTCGAGGCCCGGGATTTCCTCGCCCGCGATGAGGTTCCAGCCTCCGGTGAACGAGCCCTCGTAGAGAGTGCCCATCAGGACTCGACCTTCCAAGCGGGCCAAGCGGGGAAGTCAGGGGTCTCGTCAAGGAGCCAGAAACGGTCGCACGTCAGGCAGCGAGCCACACCGCCGAGCATGGACTTGGGATCGTCCACCACGACGGCCCTGTCAATCTGCCCGTCGGTGACGTAGAGGTACAGGGGGACGCGGTAGGCGATGGTCAGGTGCGTCTCTCCGCACTCGCATCGCAGGGTGGGAGCCTGAGTGTCGGCCATCAGGACTCAGCCCCGTCGGCCTTGGTCTTCTCGGCCTTGTCCACGGTCAGGCGGAGGTACTCGAAGCCGTCGTATGCGGGAAGAGTCGGTCCACCCTCACGATCAAACGGTAGCGCCGAGTCCCAGAGGGTCAACAACTCCTTGGCTGCAACGATCAGACCGGCTTGGTCTGATGTGAGGCGCTCCACGTAGGCCAGCAGGGCGTCCATGTGCTGGTACGACATGCCCTTGTGCTCTCGCAGGTACGCAAGGGCATCCTCTGCGGTGCCGGGCGGAACGGCATGGACCGGGTTGATCTCAGTGCGAGGCATAAGCGCTCCCTTCGGTTCGGGCTTACCTTGTATCTCAACCTTACAACCCCGCCACCTGTCCGTCAAGGCGAAACTGGGCGAGGCGCTGGAAAACTTCGGCGACGGGGCCGACGGGCATCCACCTTGGCACGATGATGCCGAGCGAGACCGAGAGGGCCACATTCGCATGTGCCCACGAATGGCAGGAAGCACAGCAGTCGAGCAAGTTTCCCAAGTCGTTCGAGCCTCCTTGACTCCGACGCTTGCGGTGGTGGGGGTGGACCGCTTGTCCCTGGCAGCCCGGTAGGCGAATCTCGCAGAGTCCCTTGGAGCGCTGGTGGAGGGCTGGGCGGGCTCGGTCCAAGTCCTGCTCGTAGTGGTTCTTGCCGACGGGCTTGGGGAAGGGTGTCCTGCGGAGGGTGCCCGTGCGCTTGAGCTCCACGGAGCTCTGGGGCATGGGGGTCTTACGGACAGGCATGGGGGTCCTTCGGAGCGGGGCGCCACGCTTCACGATGTCACCAGTCCAAGTCCCTCTGCCACTCCGAGACGAAACGCAAGCGTTCGGAATGCGTGCGCTGCCACCAGAGGAACCACTCCGTTGCCGAGGCATCGCAATCGGTCCATCCGGGCGGGAGTCCTTGCAACCAGTTCACAAACTGCGGGTTCAGCCTCCGGCACTCGCTGGAGCACGTATGCCCATCCAGCTCTGTCCCCGGGACCAGGAGGGAACGCTCCGACGCTTCCCCAGCCAGCGTCATGCCATGACCGTTCCCGTGGCTCGGAGCATTCTTCGTTGTGCGGTTCTCCTGAGCCGACGCCCTGGGCGTCGGCCAATGCTCCGTCGTGAAGTGCAGATCCGGGGAGTGTCCGACACTCCCCGGAGAATCCCGATGCGCGCCCTCCCGCGCCTTCGGTGTCGGCCAGTTGGCTACCAGCGAGTTCAGAGGCGGGGAGTTCCTCCCCGCCTGAGAAGGTCCCCCGTTGTTCTCCGCATCCTGCGTGCTCGGCGTCGGCCATGAGCGGGCGGCGATGGTCAGCGGAGTCCCCGCACCGTTGCCGTTCTGGTGCTGCGCTTTCAGCGAGAGGCGCCGCGCCTCTCGCTTCTCCAATGGTTCCCCGTCGTTGATCACATTCGCATCTGGCGTGGGCCAGTTCTGCGCTTCGCCCGTCAGACTCAAGCGGGGCTTGCTGTGGTCGGCTTGGTCGTACTGATACCCGACCCCCTTGGCCTCCGCCGCTCGGGGAGTAGCCCAAGACGAAGAGGCGCTCGCGTTCATGCGTCGCGCCAACCTCCGCCGCCGAGAAAAGTCCCGCCTCACATCGGTAGCCCAAGACTCCCAAGTCAGACCAAACATCGTCGAAGGCGAGTCGAAGATGACCGCCGACGTTCTTGAGGAAGACGTATGCAGGCCGACACTCAGAGACAACTCTTGCGACCTCGGGCCAGAGCCATCGGGGGTCTCGCTGCCCCAATCGCTTGCCAGCCGTGGACTGCCCAGGGCAGGGGTAGCCAGCAGTGACGAGACCCACTCCCGCAAATGGTCGGGCATCGAAGTCCTGTAGGTTGCCGCACCAAATAGGTGCTGGATCCAAGGTCTCGTCTTCCATCCTCGCCAAGAGCACGGCCGCGGCGTAGGGATCCCGCTCAACGGCACATACCAGGCGTGTTCGCAGGCCGGCGAGCCGCAACCCGAGCTCGATCCCCCCGACTCCGGTGGCGAGGCTGAGGACGGTGACTGGAGTTGCTTGGGGAGAAGCCACATTCACTTCATTCCTTTCGGGTTGCGCTTCACAAGCAACCGGCCCTGAGCTGCGCCGAGCGGTTCGGGCCACTGCCGCACCCGAAGATCCGGGGGCCATTCGGCCATGCCCTCGCCCTTGGCGTCCCGCAGGCCCCACTCTCGGGCCAGCACCGCCCCCGTCTGCTTGAACAGGTACGGAACCCCAGCCGTAGCGCACTGAGCGAGAAGCGAGCGGGCCCACTCGGGATCCATGCGCCTCGCCCCGTGCCCGCTCTCGCCGCCGTTGATCACCCAGAGCCGTAGGGAGTCCCGCCTGAGCCATCGGTGGAGGTCCACCGGCCCAATCATCGGCTCCACGGAGAGGAAGCGGACGACGGCGGGGAGTTCCAGCAGGATCGGGATACGACGGTCAGCCCACTCCTGATTCTCCACTGAGCAACCGGTCCAGACGTTCTCGGGCCACTCGCTGCCCCACGGCACCATGCTCGCCACGTTCTCAATCCGCTTGGTCAGGAGCAGCCAGTCCAGGTTGGGTGTGGCCTCGATCAGAGACCAGAGCCTGGCCCGCTCGGGAGGAAGGGCAGGGTGGTCCTCGAAGACATCCGCCATGCTGGCGCAGAACACCCGCCGCCTCTCGCCGGCCCGTTGCGCCGCGGCGTTCCAGGCAAGGGGCTCCCGCCAGTGCTTCTCGGGGAAGGTCTGGCGCTCCCCCTTGGCTCCCCACAGGTCGAACCCGGTGCGCTTGGCCCATGTGTGAGCGTAGCAGTTGACGCAACCCGGAGAAACGTTAGAACAACCCCACCAAGGATTAAACGTGTGATTGCACCAGGCGATGCTTGTTCCCTCTCCCATCCAGCTAGCCTCTCTCTTCCAATTCTTGGGGTAACAAACCCGACAATCAAAACCCCTAAACCCATAAATTCCTATAGTTATTTAGGTCTTTAGGGGTTATGGAAGCCGCTCCTTGGCGGCCTTCCAACCTAAAACCCCTAACAAACCCCTAACACTGGGTTTTAGGGGTTTATACCTAACGCAGTGTCCATTTCGTAGAAATGCCTCTTCCTCCCCCCGATAAGAACACGAACCGATCATCTTTCTTGAGAAGGCGACTGAGGTACTCCTCCCCGATGCCGATGACGCCAGCCAGATCCTTGTTGGTCATGCTCACGCCTCCGGAGAGCAGGGCCGCGGCACGGTCGGCGGGACCACTCATCTGGATCAGGTCGGGGGCGTCCGACACCTTGGTTCCCGTGACGTAGATGGGACCACCCTCGGCCTCCCACTCGAAGTTCAGCCCCCAAGCGTCGGGGATCGGAGCGTCGTTGTTGGCCTTCTGCCGCAGGAATGCGATGGTGCCGTTCTCGCCCGACCGACGGATGTAGGTCGTCAGACGGGGGCCGTGATGCCAGAACCGTGAGCCGAAGGCGTGTGCTCCTCGAAAGCCGTTCTTAGCCGTGTCGGCTGAGACGTGTGCGATGGCCAAGTGCGTCCCCCCGATCCTGCGGACGGCTTGGAGGTAGGACCGGGCGATGTCATCGTCCAGCAGGGAGCCCCCAGCCGCCCACGAAACGCTGTCGTGGACCACCACGTCTGCTCCGATGTCGTCCATCTTGCGCCGGATGGCCCGTACCCGGTCCACGAGCGGCTGGTCCATGTGGAGCCACTCAAGGGCTGGGGCCTCTGGGGGGGGCACCTTCGCTCCCTGTGCGAGGCGCAGGAGACGGGAGTTGTGTGTCTCCCAGTCGGCCTCCCAGTCAAGGTAGAGAACCCGGCTCTGTTTTTGAGGCTCGCAGGGCTTGGGCACGTCGCAGTCAGTCGTGAGCGCCAGCGCGATCCACAGGGCGATCACTGATTTTCCGCTGCCTCCATCCCCGAAGAGAAGGGAGCAGCCCCCCTCTCGGACTAGCGGCCAGAAGTAGTAGGGCTCCTCTCGCCGGACCATTGGGATACCGAGTGGTCGGGACTCGTCAAGCTCCCGTTCGGCCTGCACGATGGTGGCGCACATCTGGTCCACCGTCGGCCCCCACTCGTAGGGGAACCCCTGGACCAGCGTGGCCCAGCGGTTGGAGAAGGTGGTCCGGACCCGGCTCGAGCCGAGGTTGAAGTTGGTGTCGAAATCCACGAGTTTGGTGCCACGGTAGAGGTAGATTTCCCCCCGGATCTCCCCTCGCTTCTCCTCTACGTCCTGAAAGTCGAACGTGACGTTGCCCACCTTGAACCGCCAGCCGAAGGCATACCGCTCCAACTTCTCGAGGGGCGGAGCGTTGCGGATGTCGTCGGGGGTGCCCCCGTGGGTAAGTAGGTCATCCGGCCCTACCTTGGGCGGCTTGGGAGCAGACTCGGCACCAACCACACGACGGACGCTCATGCGACACCTTCTTTCGGGACGGGAGTGGTGGAGATGTCACAGGAGGACGCTCCGAGGGTCATGAGGACGCTGGCAAGGCGCTGGTAGGCCGGCCACCCGGCCTTGTGGTCGCGGGTGATGTCCGAGTCGTACAGGAGCCGCACGGGTCGACGCCAGATGTTCCGTGGCCCGACGAACCGTTCCCGAGGCGTCCCCTCGCCTGATTGGAGCCACCCGTTGATGCCGGGATAGCAGACAGCGGGGATGCCGTCCTGAGTGAGCTTCAGCGCCTTCTTCTCGCCCTCCACGACGTAGAGTTCGTCCAGCCCGATCAAGAACCCATCGGTGAACGGCGGGATGAGAGGGACAAACAACCGCGGGGGTCTGCCGGCGGGTCCGAGGTAGCGTGGAGCCTTCTTGCGTACAGCGTCCTTCCTGCCCTCCGCCGTCTGGGCCCGCATGCGGATCCGCCAGTAGGAGGGCTCGGCGTGGTCCCAGCTCTGGATGTGGAGGAAGGGGATCCGGTCCGGTCCGAGCTCGGGGTAGGGGATGATGTAGCCCCCGGGGACGTGCGCGTAGATCTCGCCCTCGGAGTTCCACCCCAGCAGATCCCGGACCCGGCCCTTGTCGAGCGTCTGGAACCCCACCCGGCAGAGCGTCTCCTGAGAGAGCCCCGAGCCCCCGATCAGGTCTTGCAGGTCGGAGGAGAACAGCCGCCAGGTGGAGAGGTGCCAGCCCTCTCTGCCAGCGCAGGGGGCGCACTCCACGTCTCAGCGTCCCGCGTCCGCGACGATCGAGTCCAGCACGTCGCCCCAGTACCCCCGCCACTGCTCGACCGCCTCCCCGCCGTCGTGGCCGAGTGCCAACATGCGGTCAAGGGTCCAGCGCAGATGAACCCGAAGGGCGTCCTGGGCAAGCCCGGTGACGGCCGTCAGGGTCGGGTCAGGGGGGAGGGCGTGTCCGCACTCTGGCCCGTCAGAACACTTGCACGGTCCAGTGCAGGCGTGTAGGATCACCTTGTTCTCCGTTTCATTTGGACGCTCGCTCGCTGCCAGGCTTACAGAGCGTTAATCGGACTGAACTACACGGGGCCCCCTTTGCGGGCCCCTTCCGCGTGGCGTGTCCGGCGCCGAGTCGGCAAATGCGCTCCTACCATACGCCCACGGGCCTCGGATCGGCAAGCATGCGGTCCCGGGCTGGCTTGCCCCGACTCGGTGCGCTCCCCTACAATGGCCCTGCTAACTTCGGTTTCTCCGCCCCACGGGCGTTGAGACTGGTGTTTGCCTTGTCGGCGAGGCCGCTCTTTCGGGGGCGGCCTGCGTCGTTCCGGACTGGTCACTCCCGCCAGTACTCCCGCTCCCAGCGGGCAAGCTCCGCGATCCACTCCTCATCCGTGGGCATTCTCTCGGCTGGTCGATGGGGCCAGTGCAGGTCGAACGTGGCCGCTGCGGTGCCCAGCATGAGGCCGGCGAAGATCACCGCCAGGATGACGACGTAGACGACGGCGATCCACCCCAGGATCACCAGACCGACGTGAAGGGGCTCAGCCACCGAGTAGCTCCACGGTGATCGGCGGATCCGCGTGGGCTAGCCGGGCGAGGCAGGCACGGGCGAGACGGTCCGCGTAGTCCTGCGGGGCGCCCCGCTCCACGAACAGCGCTGTGAGGATGTCCACGGACCGGGCGTAGACATTAAGCACCCAGTCTGCTACCTCCGGGCTCGGCACGCCGTCATCATCGCATCCTGGGGTCTCTGAGGGCTCGCTCACCGCAGCCTCATCCCCTGCGGATGCCCGGCGAGGATGGCCGCGCTGACCTCCTCGGGCGTGGCCCCCAGTTCGAGGGCCTCCTGACGCCGACGGGCCCGGAGTCTCATGGCCTGGTGTGCCGCCGCGCTGGCCTCCACCACTCCCCGGGTGCTCTCGGTCACGGCCTCCAGGGCACGGGCCTTCCGGTACGCTCCGAGGGCCTGGACAGTCTCATCCTCCACTGTAGGGTCAGACTCGAACTCTCCCCTGATGCTGGCCTTGAGCGCCTCCATGAGACCCACGAGAGGCTTGGGACGATCATCCATTGCCGCCAGCCTCCTTCTTGGCGTCTTGGAGATCCTTGAGTTCCTTCGTGAGCGCCTTCGCGGCTGCGTCGGCCTGGGCCACCGTCCAGGCGTCGTATTCCCACGCCGTCAGGTTGTCGAGCCCGATGGCACTGCCGATCTGGCGCAACCCGGCCTCCATGGTGGGCTTCGGCTGGCCGGCGCTCTTGGCAATCGTCAGGACCAGACGCTGGTGAAGGTCCCGCTGGGCCTGGGTCATGGGAGCGTTCTGGTCCCCCACGGTCTCCACCTTCTCCGTGGGGGCAGCCTCCGGCTGGTCCTGCTGCCACTCGGCATCCTTGCTCGGCTCCACGTCGGCGCCGTCGCCCGCCCGGGGGTCGCACGTCGGGTGCCAAGCACCCTTGCCCTTCTTGTAGACGACCTGGTCGCCCTTCTTGATCGGGCCCTCGCAGACAACGCACTTCCCGTCGTACTGCGACGTGATGAGCTTCCCGTCATAGGCTGGCGCACTCGCCTCACCGTTCCCGTTGCCGTTGTGGCGGCGATGCGGAACCCCGTCCTCGCCCTCTCCGACGATCTCTTCGGCGCTGACCTCGCCCGCCCCGATCAGGTCCGACACGGCCCGGTTGAGTGCCCGCGTGTAGGCCGTGGTGGGGATGTCGTGCTCAGCGTGGGAGAAGTGGGTCCATCCTGGGCAGTGCTCACTTCTGGCGGCGGGGCAGTGGTCGTGACTGGTGGCCGTATTCGAGCACCCGGGCTCGCAGCACCGCTCGTAGATGTCGCACACACCCTCGCCATCCATGCTGCGTCCGTTCGGCGCGATGGCCCGCACAGTGCGCTTTGCCCGCCGAATCCGGCCGTCGGGCAGAAAGTCGTCCTCCGCACTGACCCGCTCGCCGCTGATGCCGAACGCCGTGGCCAGCTTGCGCCATGCCGACTTCTTCTTGAAGTCTTTACTGCCGATGCGCTGGTAGTCCTCGGACGACCGCTTACCATCGGGGATGGGCACCAGTAGCGCCTTGACGCACTTCTGGTACGCCGTGAACATGTCCACGATCGCGCTCAGGTCTGCGATCGGCTGGACCAACCCGGGGCCCGCGGGAACGGCTATCTCCGCAGGCTCTCGCCTGACGACTTCGGTGCTGGTGACTTCGGGTGCCATGGTGGTGCTTCCCCCTTCGTGTAGTGGTTACGCGCTGGTGCGCCGACGCTTCGTGTTCGCTGCCTGCTCTGCGAGGTACTTGTCGGCAAGCTGGCCGCAGTAGCCCCGGCGGAAGCCCGTCAGGACCTCGAGCTGGCCGAGGCTCAGGTTCTCGGGCGACCCCGGCTTGGCCTGCCGGGCCCGGGCGAGCAGGGGTAGGAGAGCCTCCTTGGCCCTCTCCGCTTGGGCGAGCCCCTCTCTTCGCTGCCGGCCGAGCTCGGCGATCTGCTCGACCAGGGGCGTGTCCCCGATGGGCCGCATGCGCCAGACTCCCTGGCTGTCGGTCTCCACGTCGTCCCGGATGCTCGGTGTCCATCGGGGATCGTTGCGCAGGTGGTGAAGTACCGCCTGGCGGCTCACCCCGTGCTCCTTGGCGATCTGGTCCGCCAGGGTCGAAGGGGCCAGGGCGTCCGGCTTCGTGAGGGCGTCGAAGAACTCCGCCAGTACCTTCGCCGGGTCCAACTTGACTGGTGCCATGTGCTGGGTCCCTCCTGTTCTAGGCGACGAAGTTGCGGATCTGCGCTATGTGGTCGGGAGTGATCCCCTTCGCCCAGTTGGGAGCGATAGCAAGGCTCGATCCTTCGGGCAGCGTCTGTAGCCACGCATGGGCCTCCGGCGCATAGCCCAGGTCGTCGTCAATCCAGACGAAGGGCTTGTGGTCCCACTCCCAGAGCGCTCGGGCGATGGGGAGTTTCCACCACTCGCCGTCTTCCTCGGCCATGTGGTTACGCTGCCCTGCTAGTCGCCACGTAGGGAGACCGAGCGCCGGCCCGAGCATCTCGAAGGCAGACCGCTCCCACGTGGTGAGCCACAGAATCTCAGCGCCGTCGTCGTGCATAGCGGTGAGGAACTCGCAGACCGCTGGTGCCCAACGGATCATGAACCCCCGGCTCAGCGGGCTCGGAGTGAGACGTACACGCTCACCCCGCCATGTATCCCAGTGAGGCCCGGGCGCGTCCGTGACGGCGTTGAGCACGCCATCCACATCCAGAAGAATCCGCATGTCGTTCATTCCTTACCGGCCCATCCCCGTCTTCGCCCGCATGCCCACGGTGATCTTGCCCGACTGGATCTCGGCCCGGATACGTGCTAGGGCGTGATCGAGGTCGTGCGCTCCGAGAGCGACCGCGGCGGACTGGGGATCGGGGAAGTCGTGGCGTATGTCCTCATGGCAGCTTCCCCGGGGGCAGATGAAGCACCACCGGCCGGAGGCGGCCAGCCGCACGACGATCCCCATCGGCTTGCCCGAGAGGGGGTGCGTCACCCGGAACACGGACACGCTGGCGGTGCCGCCGGTCGGCTTCACGGCCGTCATGCTGAACCTCGTCTCTGCACCTTCGCTCATCATGGCCTCCTTCGGTGTAGGCTTTACCTTGTTCGCTAAGCGTACATCCGATTCGCTGAATGCGTCAAGAGGGCAGAATCTTCGCCAAGAGGATTGCATCCCTCGCCCCAAGGTGTATGATGCAGGTACAAGGTAAACCGAAGGGAGCCGCAGTGACCGATCTCAACCTCTACCAGACCCACAGTGGCGTAGTGGACCTCGCCGACCCCATCGCCCGCTTCACCCGAGGCGCTCTCGAAGCCGTCGATTTCCTCTATCGCCAGCACGGCGTACCCGCCAGGATCGAACTATCCAGGGATCAGCGCAGGATTGAAGTCACCTACCCGGCTAGGTCCGGCCACGAGCACCCCTACACCTACGCGCTGCGCCCCGTCGCCGAGCCAAGCGGTGCCCGCCAGTATTGGGAAGTCCGCACCCGCTCGGGCCGGATCGACCACGGCACCGGCACGCAAGCTCAGGTCCAGGCGTTCTTCGCCAGCATCCACGCCGCGGGCGAGTACCTGAAGATCCCAGTGGAGCGTCTGACCCTCTTCGCCGTGTCCGAGCCCGCGAACCGCCTCCGGGTAGCCGCACCGACGCGCATGGACGACTTGGCCCAAGGTGCCACCCGTGCCCGTGCGAAGGCCGGGATCAGGCCGAAGGGAGCGGAGTAGATGGCAAATCGCATGGACTGGATCTACGACGATGGAGGCCGCGCAGAGGCTGGATTCAAGGGCGATGCTGGCGACTGCGTCACCCGGGCTTTCGCCATCGCAGGTGGGGAACCCTACCGCTACATCTACGACTCGCTCAAGGAACTCGCCAAGGCCGAGCGCGTGACCAAGAAGCGTGGAGGCCATCGGTCGTCAGTTCGGGATGGCGTTCGCAAGGCCACCTACCGTAAGTTCGCCGCTGCCCATGACTGGACCTTCCACCCGACCATGGTGATCGGCTCCGGTTGCACGGTCCACCTTCGGCCCGACGAACTTCCCAGTGGTCGAATCGTCTGCGTCTGCTCGGGCCACCTCTGTGCTGTCATCAACGGCGTGATCCACGACACACACGACCCCAGCCGAGAGGGAACCCGGTGCGTCTACGGCTACTTCACGAGATGGGAGGAGCCAGCATGAAATGCTCTCTCCGCTACGACTCGGAAGCCCGGGAACTCCGCCTTGTCATGGACGACCTCTGGGACGGCCAGCACGAACACTCCGAGGACCGGGTCCCCAACACCGCTCGGGCCAAGGACTTCGACGGCCGGGAAGTCCGCTGGGACTCCGCTACCGCCCGCCATTACGTCCAGTTGGGAGACTCTTGGATGGGACAGCGAGCGTATCTTGATACGGATAACTCGCCTCCGGTGGTCTTCACCAAGACCCCGTGCCCTCGACTGGCCTCAAGGTCGGGCCGGGCCAAGTGTCAGGCGTGCCGCGACCTCGGCTGGCAGGATGTCCCGAAGCCGCGGGCGACAGCGTAAATGTCCTCTCACGCCGAACAGATCCGGGGAGTGGTCGATGCCACGCGGGAGGGCACCGAGGCCCCGATTCGTACCCACTTGGGACGGCATCGGACAGAGCGGCTGTGCGCGAACTTGGAGGCTCTCGTCACCGGTCTGCTCCATCCCCCGGTCGCTCCGGTATCCCCAGCGAAGGTCTACGTGCCCATCGTGGAGACCGACGATTTCCGTGCCCACTCAGCGGATACCAACTCCGGAGGATCTGACTTCAGCCTCGTCGTCATGGACCGCTACGGCAAGCCAGCCTGCCGGGATCACGGGGCCATGAACAAGGTCTCACCCTCGCCCCCGGGGATCTGGCGGTGCCCGGGTGGACTCGCCCGATGTCCGGCTGGATGCCAAGAGGCCGTATGACCGACAGGCCGAAGGGAGCATAAAAAAGGTGGAGAAGGCCAGCTTCGCAATCAGCGGGAAGCGACGGTACGCCGTGGACCTCGGCAGCCTCGTGCTCGAACCCGCTGGGAGCCTCACCCACGCTACCGTGCGAGCCGTGTGGTTCCGCCGTAAGGAGCGCGTGACGGGGGCCTGCATCGGGCATCTGTGGAACTCCTTCCGCGAGGCACCTTCCGACACCGCCGACTTCCTCGCCCGGAGCACGGACGGCCGCTACGGAGGCGTGTGCGAGGGGCGGTGGGATGGCACGCGGTACTGGGGTGCGCAGGAGCCCGAGACCATTGAGGCCCACCTGCAACTGCTCCGACCGATGCTGGAGTGGTATCCGGACGTGCCGGAGGGCTTCGACGGATGGTGGATCTATGAGCGGTAGCACTCTTGCGCGGTGTCCGGCTGGGTGCCAAGAGGCCGTATGACCACCCAAGCTCGCAGTCGCATCATGCGCCTCGCTGAACGTGACGGCTCGTTGTGCCACTACTGCGAGACACCGCTGGACGTGGTGAACGTACCTCGTGTCCTCGCCAAGCCGCCGAACAGTCCTACCTCTGACCATGTCATTCCTCGTTCGGCCGGAGGATGTGACGCTCTCGGTAACCTCGTGCTGGCCTGCCGACTCTGCAACAACCGTCGGGCGTCGAAGCCCTACGCCGACTACCTCCGGCAGATAGGGCTGGCACCGCGGCCCGACGTCCTGAACCGGGCCAACCAAGCCAATGCGAACGCCAGAAAGGAACGGGCTCGGGTTCCCAACCCAAGGGCTTACCCTCGCCTGACGGCTGCGCAAGCCCGGGAAGAGACACACCGAGCGACTGAGGCGGCGATGCTGCGAGGCATCCCAGCCCGCACGTTGCCACCGCCGACGCCGGTGAAGCTGACCCGACCTGGGCTGGTAGTGGTCGATGTCACCCCGAGCGGAATCCCCATCCTAGGAAGGGACCGGGCGATGAACGACACCCAACAGCGCGTTGAGAACCGGAAGGCCGAATACCGGGCGATGGGCTTCTTGCTGCGCCCGATGATGGTCGTCGTGGGTCGTGTCGTGTACCCCTCGGGTGTCGATCCGGCCACCCTGGATTTCTACCACCGTGCTCGGGACGGCATGCTGGATAGACGGGTTGACGAGTCGGCCTGAGAAAATAGCTTGCCTCCTACCCGACTAGGTGTATCCTTGACGTACAAGGTAAACGCTACGACCGAAGGAGATAGAGATGAGGGGAATCACCACCAGAATCAGCCCTGAGAACTTGGCTGACAAGATCTGCGAGATGGGTGACGAGGACGGCTGCGCCGAGGCCCCCGTGTTCTGGGTCGACGCCCCTACGATCTGGGTCAAGTCGATGCTGTGCTGCCAGAAGCACGCCGACGAAATGGCGTTCTGCGGACTTCTCGCCTCCCGGCACGCATGAACATCGACCAGTGGGCTGCTCAGGCCAGCACTGACCTTCGTGCAGAGGGCGAGACCCAAGCCGAGTACGAGGCCCGTATCGCCGCTCTGCGGAAGTTCTCGGCCGAGAACTCCGAGAAGCATCAGTGGTCGCGCCCGCGCCGGAAGCCACCCGAGAAAGGAACCAGCCCATGCCCCAGATGACCGCCGCCGAAGCCGCCGCAGAGTTCCGGCGCCTCCGCCCGGGAGGCTTTTCTCGCCTACCGCAGTGAAGTGGCAGAGCGCGGCACTCCGGAGGACGAAGCGATCATGCGGGGGTACCGACTGCTGGCTCAGGGCCGGATGCTCCTGAACCTCGTGGAGACCATGCGGAAGGTGGGCGTGGACGACCGGGGCCTGCCCAAGCTGGCGATCGCCCGAGCGGATGCCCAGTGGTGCTTTGTGGACACCCGCCCGGACGGCTCGGCCCAGTTCGGCTCCGATCAGCGCCCGTGGCACATGCGGGGACGGGCTCAGGGCCGGCTGACCTCGCTGCCGCGCAACACCTTCCCCGAGTACCGCTGGGACGAGAGACGTGCCAACACGGCTCAGGCCCTCGTGCCGCTCGTTCCCCTGCCTCTCCGGCCCAAGGGCATGCTGACGGGCTATCACGTTCTCTGGGAGGCGGAGTGGCAGCAGGTCGTCCCCCGGGACCCGTTCCTGCTGCGCCACATCGGCGGGGACCTCTACTCCGTGGTGGCCGCCTGGGATCTGACGGACCTCGAGCGCAGCGTCATCGCCGCAAGACTGCGAGGGAGGCCGTGATCAGTCTCGGGTGGCTCATCCTCGCCGTGTCGGTGATTGCCACAGCTCTCGGGCTTTGGGCCTTCCACATCACCGAGAGCCGTGGCGGCGACTCGTGCGATCGGGAGCTTGTGCGGGAGGAGCGGGATCTGTTCGACCGGCTGGCAGTGGGAGCCGAGGAGTGGTTGCCGTGAGGGAAGCTGGCCGAACGACGATCCCGGCTCTCCCTCAGAACCTCATCCTTCTCTGCGAGGTGGGATCTACCGCGCACGGCACCGGATTGCCGGGGCACGAGGATCGCGACGAGATGGGAATCGTGGTGGAAACACCGTGGGAAGTGTTCGGCCTCGGTCCTGGCTTCGGCACGAAGACCTACCGGACGCAGCCGGAGGGCGTGCCGTCGGGTCCCGGCGATACGGACCGGACGCTCTACTCCCTCCGTCACTACCTGAGCCTCGCCGCGGCTGGTAACCCCAGCATCCTCGTCTGCCTCTTCGCTCCGGTGCTGCAAGCCACCCCGCTCGGGCACGACCTACGGGCCTGCGCTCAGATGTTCGTCGGCCGCCACATCGTCCCCCGCTACCGTGGCTACATGCAGGCGCAGGTGGAGAAGCTCGAACGGGGCTCAGGCCAGCGAGAGGCGCTGATCGAAGCCCACGGATATGACACGAAGTTCGCCATGCACGCTGCTCGGCTGGGGTTCCAAGGGATCGAACTCCTTGTCACGGGCCAACTGGCGTTGCCGATGGTGGGACCGGCCGGGGACTGGCTACGGGCTGTCCGTCGGGGAGAGGTGACACTCGGCGAGTGGCGCTCTGTGGTCCGAGACCTTGACGCCAAACTGGCCTCGCTCACTGATGATCCGCGGTATCCCGAAGGCCCGAACCGCAACGGTATCGAGCAGTGGTCGGTGACAGCCCACACCGCAACCTGGGCAGGGGAACTCGGCTAGCCCACTTCGATCTCAATCCACTGACGGCCGTACTGGCGGGCCTCCCAACAGGACGACACCCAGAAATCTAGCTGTGTCCCGCTGCCGTAGTGGTCCAGGACCGTCTCAACCGCCCCGGCAAACGAGCCGCTCAGGATTCGGACAGTAGTCCCGATGTCGAGCGTGTTCATAGCGATCACCCCCACCGCGACCGGTGCGCCAGAGGCGGTGATCCACCCTCCCCCGCACCCGTACGAGTAGGCCGTGGAGACCACACTGAGGCGTTGCCCGGTGCCGCTAGGACTCGGCGCTGACCGTGCGCCAGGTGCCGAGACGCCGGGGGACCGACTCCCACCAGGCTGGGGGCTCGGTGACATCGTCGCAGTCCAGGGTCGCGGTGAGGTCGTCCCAGTCGTCCCACGAGTTCCGCTCACATCGGGGGAGACCGATGAGGACAGGGATGAGACCGACCCCCACGACGGTCCAGCGGCCACGAGGGGCCCAGATGGTGCCGAAGAGGGGATCGTCGGGGGTGAAGGGTGCGACGACGGCCCAGAACCGCGAGCCAGATGTGGGGAGGACTCGGAGCCCTGGGCCACTAGAGCCAGGACTGTGACGCCTCCCGTGATGATGAGCAAGGCTGCTGTGGCGTGGGCGAGCCCGAAGGCTCGTAGTCGCCGCATTCCGAGGATTCAAGCGGATTCGGAGTGCCGATGCAAGTTTCATCGCCGACAACACCGGGGGTAGTGCGGGCATTCGCTTGGGGCGTAGCCCTCTGGACATGCCTCCCACGGGCACCCAATCGCCTCTTCCTCGTAGTCTTCAAGGAGGCTGACGGTCGGGCAGTCAGGACATGCCTCGGTGCCGCCTAGTTCCAGGCAGCGCCCTTTGCAACTTGGCCCAGCGCCGGGGAGCGTCATGAGGGTCTTAGGCGGACCGCTCCTTGACCGGGTAGCCCGACCTCGCCTCGAGACCGCCGTCTGCCAAAGGCGTCACGTAGACCTCCAGGTCGGCTGCGGCTGCGGCCATGTCCGGCGTCAGGCGAAGCCCGTCCGGGTAGTCGAGCAGCGCAGCAGCCAGCAGCGCCTTGTACCGCTGCCACTCCGCAGCTCCGGCGGTGATCTGCCGGGCCAGCTCGTCCCGCTCGGCGATCAGGGCGCCGACATCGACCGTCCCCAGGGCTTCCTGGTGGACCTCGTACTGCCGGCGCCGGGCCTTGAGGCCGAGCCCGATGGCGACTCCGATCACTTCGGCCAGGATGAAGGCGTCCAGCTTCAGCGCGTGGAAGACGATCGCCAGTACGACGAGGAACAGGCCCATCCTGATCGGGTGCCGCTTGCGGTCCATGTCGTCTCCCTTCGGCGGTAGCTTCGCCGAGTTTAAAGCGCCTTGCGGGGATAAGGATAGAGACTTGTCAACAAATAGACAACCCTTCCTCCGAAGTCCAGATGTAGTAGACTCCAATATGGAATGTCCCGCGGCGCTGAGAACGCCCGGGACCGGCCGATCCTTTCTGGGAGGACCGACATGCGTAAGACTACCCGAGTTGAGGGCATTTGCCCGATCTGCAAGAAACACAAGTTGCTCGAAGTCGACCACGACCACGCTACTGGCCTGATCCGAGGACGTGTCTGCCAGCGATGCAATCTCGGCCTTGGCTGGCTGGAGTCGGGTTGGCTGGAAACTCACCGAGAAGCCATCAAGGCTTTCCTGACTCACCCCCCTGGGATCGCTGAGGGATACACCACGTGGCGACAATGGACGACGGGGCAGTTAACGCATCCGCAAGATCCAGTCACAAGAAACCCCCAGGTACCTCTGCGGGCCCGCCAAACGAAAGTGCTGGTCGCCCTAGGTGATCCGGCGACTTCCGTCGATGCCCAAACACTCGCGAAGGTGACGGGCGTGAGCCGGAAGCATATCCACCACGTTCTCCACCTACTGGAGCACCGGGGGTATGTCCAAGAGGTTTGGGAACCCTTCCCGCTCCAAATAAACGGCCAGCGCCACCGACGCGTTTATCAGATCACTGAGAGCGGGTTTGCAGAGAGAAAGCTTCTTGCCGGGGGTTGACGCCCGGAGACCGCTGGGTGTATCCTTACCACACAAGGTAAACGCTACCGAAGGGAGCCACATGCTTAAGTTCACGGCGGCGCACAGGACGGGTCAGTCCGAGTCCGTCGCCCCTGGATTCGCTGGCATCGGAGTGTTCGGCGTCTTCTATCTGCGGGCAACCAGCATCGAATCCGTCGGCTTCGGGCCAGACAACGGGGCCTGCATCCTCACCGCAACCCGGGCCTACCTCGTGACCGAGACAGTTGAGCAGGTGCTGGAGGCCATGGGCTACAACGCAGCATCGCCGCAGGTGACATTCTGATGGGCTACAGGGAATCGGCAGCGGCGTACCTGCGGGACTGCGTTGATGCGTTGGCCGAGGGCCCGCTGGAATCGGACTTCGGCACCATCGGTCGGCTCAGCGAGATCGCCGCCGACTTGGATGTCATCCTTGAGGCCGTCCCCAAGTCTGGTGAAGGTGCCATCTTCAAGGCCGTGCAGCGCTTGAGGGGGGATCTCTCGTGACCGAGACCACGATCCCTACCTCCGATCTTCGCCCGGGGGACTGCATCGACAATTGGTGCGGCATCCTCATGGGCGTCACGGTCTCGGAGATCACCGGGGGCCTCGTGCGCTTCACCCGGGCCGATGGGACCAGCTCCGCATGGTGATCCGAGAGGTCAAGGACGGCCGTGCCCGCCTCAGTTACGAGGACGACCCCGGAGACGAGACGTGGGAGGACTGCGAGGACATCCGCACGGCCTTCACGCCGGTCCCGGCAGCACAGAAAGGAGGTGTGTAGGGAGTCGCGTCACGCTGTACCGTCACTGTCCAGCCCCAACGAGAGGAGCAGCAATGGACTCAGAAGTCGCACAGATGGACCCGGAAGTCAGCGCCATGGCCGCCGTGGTGGGAGCGGTCAAGCGCCTCAGCCCCGACCAACTCAGGCTGTTCGCCGCCACGAGGCTCCCGACCGCCGACCAGGATCTCACCGACCTGGCGACGGCGACGGAGGCCCTCCAGACCGCCATCCAGGCCCTGCGGGGACTCCCCGACCAGACCCAGCGCCAGGCCCTCGCCCGCTTCACCGCCCAGCGCTTCGCCCCCGTGGTGGAGGCCAAGGCGCCGAGTCAGGGTGCCCGCCGGGGGCCGCGTCCCAAGGACGAGAGCCTCCGCAAGGTCGGGTAGCACCCGGCGATTGTCGCAGAGAGGAGGCGAGATGAAGTGGAAGGGACATGATCTGGACACCATCGGGGACCTCATGACGCACGGCATCGACGCCTGCCAGACCCGTGAGGAAGCCGAGCAGTTCATGAAAGAGTACGCAGCCGAGAACCCCCACGCCTACGCCAACATCGGGTACCTCGCGGGCTACTACGGCCAGAAGGACATGGACCGGATCCTGGACTGGTTCCAGACCACTCACCCGATCTTCGGGCGGTCGCATCCCACCCCCGAGGAAGCCTTCGCCGCTGGCCAGAAGCTCGGACAGACACTGCGGTAGCACCACGCCACACCCACGCTGGGACCCCTTCGGGGGTCCTTTGCCTTACTGCCCCTCGCCCCGTCCCAGCCAGTCCGACCGCTCGCCCAGACTCTGCGGGCTGCTCCATATCGGGGCGAAGGGACCTACGTCCCGGATCTGGCCGAGGGTGGTGATGCGGTAGGGCAGCGCCACGCCGTTCCTCCGGGAGTAGGCCGTGATGCGCTCCAGGCGGTCCCGGCTGGCCCGGTCGGTGTCCTCGTCGGCGGCGTCGACCACGAACAAAAGGAAGGGCCAGCCCTGGGGGAAGCGGTGGGCCCAGAGCCGCGGGTCGTCCCGGACGTCGGCGTACTGGCGGAGCTTCTCGCCCAGCCTGCCAGGGGAGTAGGTGGCCCGGTCGACCTCCAGGAGGGCGGTGGCGAACGCCGGCCGTCCGTCGGGCAGCATCACGGTGTAGCGGATCAGCGCATCGGCGATCACCCGGTTTCGTCTCAAGGGGATCTCGTGGTCCCACCCGTGAACCCCGAAGTCGTCCCCACGCTGGCGGGCTGAGCGCAACAGGGAAATCCCCACTTCGTTCACCGCCCAGGTGTGCCGGGCCAGCCTGAGCCCCTTCGAGCTCGGGGAGAACGGCAGGCGCCCGTCACCGTCCAACTCCCTGAGCCCCAACAGGGTGCAGCTCCATACCTTTTTGCCCGAGCGCACCAACTTGCGCCCGGTGATGAGCCCCCGGTGCTCCAGGCGGGAGAGCGGCTTGCTCACCGCGGCCCCCGACCCAGCCTTGGTGCCGGGGAGGTGCATGACCCGAATCTGCTCGGAGTCCAGGTAGCGGTGCCAGCCGATCGACTGGAGGATCGCGGCATCGGTCGCCTGGAGGGGGGTGAGGTCAAGCACCACGGTGGCCCTTCTTGTCTGCCCGTTCGTGGGCCCGCTCCGAGACGGCTCGGCAGATCAGCCGAAAGGCACAGTAGGCGTTGAATACCTCTTCCCAGTCCCGGGCGGTCAGGGGGCAGTCGACTAGCCATGTGTGGCCGCAGTCGGGCTTCTGGCGGTAGCTGCCGAGGCCGGTGTCAGGCATCGCTGACATCCTTTCTGCCGGCCGCGAGGGCTACCCGGTAGTTGTGCTCGAGCGCTCGATACCCCTTGTAGCTTTCCCGGTGCCCGCTGACAACTCGCCACATTCCTCCCTGATTTAGCCCCTGATCGCGACAAAACTGTGTCAGGTTGAAAATCTCGATGACTTGTCCAGCGGGGTCAAGTACCCACACGGTCTTCGCCTCTGACACCGCTATAAGTGCGCGGGTCTCAGCGGACACGGTTACCCCATAGCATGGGTTACGTAGGCCTTGATGGTCCTGCCTTGCCTGCCGATTCTTGGATCTCATATCGGCCATATTGTCGCTGTGTGTCCCGTCGTGGTAGTCCCCGCTGTTGATGACACCCCAGCAGTACAGTTCGCCGAACCACTTCTCAGGGTTGGGCCAGTATTCGGCCGTCGGGTTGTGCCCGCCGCAGATGAAGCTCACAGGTCCACCGCCTCCAGGCTCATTTGCAATGCTGGGCGGCGATGAAGGGCTGGCCCGTGACATTCGCAGAGGCACTCGGCCATCACGAAACCTCCGAGGGTCGTCCCGGCTGGCGCTTGCGACCAGCACTGGTCATGCAGGCCCGTCCAGCACGCGATGGTCCGGTGAGCCGTTCCGATAGGGCCGCTGCGAACCGAGACGATCTGGAGGCGCGTTACCTCAACGTGGTGTGAGTGACACAGGGTTTCGAGGTTCCCGAGATGGTTGGCGCAACTCAATCCCCATCGCTGGGCTCCCCGGATAGGCAGGATGTGGTTGACCTCCACCCTGTCATCGCTCGCACACCGGACACAGACCGACCCATCCCGACGTAGTGCCGCTCTGGCCGCATAGGTCCAGTAGTGGTTGCGGAGGAAGTGGTACTCGCACTCCTCGCCGCACCAGGCAGTTTTGCGGCCGGTCAGGGCAGTGCCGCACCACCCGCACATCTTGGGAGTGGCCTTGAAACTGACCTTCTCGCATAGATCCGTGACGGGCAGGGGAATGGGGATCGGCTTCATAAATCGGCTACCTGGAGCCCCCCGTCGACCGGGGGATTCTGTCCGACGGGATCTTCGCCGAGTGCCTCCAGGATGGCATTGTCGAGCCCGTCGAGAGCCGCGACGGTGTCGGTCGCCAGCCGGTAGCGGGGGTCCCCAGCGATGGTGGACTCCAGCGCCCCGGGCTTGGACGGGTAGAGCTCGCCGGGTTGCAAGGGTCGCACCTGGAACGCGGGGGAGCGCCGGTCCTCATGCACGATCGAGGCGAGGAAGTGGAACCGGGCGGTATCCATGATGTCCGCGGCTCCCGCGCCGGACCACTCCTTGGCGATCAGGGAGGCAGCAGCGTAGGAGACGGCCGTGGTGGCGATGGCGGACCCGTTGGTGAAAATGGCCTCGATGGTCCCGGGCTTGAGCTTGATCGGGGACTGGGAGAGGATCTCGGCCCGCATCCCGTACTTCCCCTGCTCCTGGAGCCCGACGGCGAGGTCCGGCCCGTCGTACGTCGGGGCCTCGTCATAGATGGTCAGGAACCGCGGGCAGCGGGTGGCCCGAACGTCTGCCGGCGTGTCGGCCCGGGAGGACCCGCCCATCAGGAGCCCCCGGACGAACAGGGAGGTAGGCAAAGCATCCTGCCCATCCCCCTTCCGGGCATTGCTGAACAGCAGGACCCACCGGGCGTCCATGGCCTTGCGGAAGTCGAACGTGGAGGGCCCCCCGAGGAACGCCGCGGTGGGGACGTGGGAGCGGAGCCGGTTGATCAGGTTCGTCACGGTGAGGGGAGCGTCCTTCGGCAGCCGGGGGAAGTCGTCCTCCCACCAAGCCCGGGTGGACCGGGGAAGGTGGCGCATGACAGCCTTCCGCCAAGCCTCGTTGTTGATCAGCGTGGGGATCTGGAAGAATGTCGGCACCAGTGGGGAACCCACTTCGGCGAGAGCCTGGGCAAGAGCGATCAGGGCCTGCCCGCACGCGACCACGATGGCGGTGGCGCGCGGAGCAAAGCTGGCGCTCCACTTAGTGGCGGCCTGGAATGCGGACGTGACGGCCCCGAGCGCCGCGTTGGCCTCCTGGGGAGAAGCCCGGCCGGCATCGAAGGGGTTCCAGCACGGCAGGTAGAGCCGGGTCCACTGCCGCCCCAGGTCGATGATGAGCCCCCGGCTGGGGAACAGGAAAGCGAAGGGCTCCAGGTCCCCGATAGCGTCCCCGGCTGGATCCACGAAGGCCCCGCCCAGACCCAGCCCGTACGGAGGGTCCGCGACCCACGACAGGAACCGTGTCATGGCTGCCGAGCTTTTCCCCCAGCGCGTTTTGCCACACTCTGCCCCGAAGAAGAACTCCTCCCACCGCGTACCGACGGGCTCGGGGTAGCCGTCGACAATCCCGAGCGGCCGGATACCCGGCCCCAAAGGCAACAGCCCACGCGGTGGCGGGGCGGCAGCGCCGGACCGCCAAAGATCCGCGTGGCCGTTCTTCGCGGTGGGAGGCTTCAGGAGGCCCAGGATCTCGGTGGCGGAGACCCGGGGGCGCCCACGCGAACCCGGGAAGGTCCCCAGCTCCAATCGGGTGTCGAAACCCTCGCGCACCAGCGGCCAGTCACTGGTGGGACGGCCGAAAAGAGCGCGGGGCGTGAACCAGTTACCCCCCTGGGGAGAGGCCCACTGCCTCAATGGAGCGCCGGTCACGGCGTCAACCAAAAGCCTGGCGCGCTCACGCGTACCAGCTTGGGCCACGGCCAGGCACTGGACATGGAAAAGCGGGGCGGGAGACCCGGGCTTCGCGCCAGAAGCCTTGCGCACAGGAGCGGTAAGAACAGGTACAGCAGAGCGGGACGCAGGCCCGAGCGGTTGGGAGAGCTGCCGGAAGGCATGGCCCACGTTCACCTTCGCGCGCGGGGAAGGCTCCTCGCGTTCGGTGAAAACCTCCGCGTGAGCCTGGTGGGATAAAGGCAAGAGGTCGAAGTACACGGCCAGATCCTCGTCAACCTGCACGGTGGCGAACACACGCGCGAAGCCGGTCAGCGGATCGGGGTCGAGACCAACTGGGGCCAGTAGGTGCCCGTCCGGACGGGCCAGGACCATCTCGCGCCGCACGGTGAAGCGAGGCATGTCCCTCTCGGGTTCGGAGGGCTCACGGACCGAAAGCCCTGCGGGCAGGTGGGGGCGGAGCTGCGCCAGCATGTCCGCCGGGGCCTCGAGCCGGTAGCCGAGCCTCCCGGGAGGGATCGTGACCAGCCCGATCCGGATGGCGTCGGCCGAGCGCGTGGCTATGGGTCCCGTTCGCCGGACGGAGGCGAATGCGCTGGCGAGGCGCATCAGCTCCTCGCCCGTGGGGTCGAAGGCTCTGGAGGGGATGAGGTCAATCCCCTCCCTGGTCGCTGCGCGCCTGCGGATGGCGCTGCGCAGGACCGCGGGGGAGGCGAGTCCCCCGGCAGCGAGAGCGCCCGGAAGGGCGATCAGAGCGGGGATCATGTTCGCCCCGATTGCGAAACGCCGACAGGCGGGACGCTGTGAAGTACCGAAAATCCAGCGTAGCTGGAGATGAGGGGTCGCACCTTCACTGGGCTGGGCTCCTAGCTGGGAAAACTGGGCTCATGAGGGAATCCTAATATAGCCTAATACTCGCTGGCAACTTGTCTACAAATCGCCAAAGCGATAAGGGGATTCCAGCCAGTCACTTTCACGGCTTGAGCTCCGCCGGCATCGCAAACAATGGAGTGACCCACGGGAGACCAGCCCCGCGCTGGAACAGAACAGCACCGATGGCGTCTCTACCAGCCCTGTGTTCCTCCATAGATCGTCCGGTGGTCAGAACATCGTCAACGATCAGGAGAGGGCCAGAGGTTACGTAGGGAGCGAGGGCATCGGCGATCCACCGGCCACCGCTGGGCACGCCCTCCACGCTACCGAAGGCTGGGAGTACCTCCGACAGCATCAGGGCAAGCGTCTCAATGTCTTCGGAGGTGAGCCCGTCACAGTCGATTTTCCACGCTGAGAAGCCGCTACTGTGGAGCCTGAAACCTCCTTGGATGAAGATGCTCACGGCGTCACCCCCTGAGCCTTCACGGCCTCGTAGATGGGCACCAGCGTAGATCCCGGGGCTCCCCCGAAGGATTGGTAATGGCACTCGCACCACGGACTCTCTCCCAGGGCAGTGATCTGCACCAGCGGGTCCGACCCGAAGCTGGCTACCACCCCGGCGTACTGCCTCGTCCCCAGGAGTTGAGCAATCGCCGCGGCACCATCGGCAGGAGTGGGGTACGTCGCCCAGTCCCGGCCGGCGAGGCTCATGCAGGGTCCCCCGGTGCAGGCGATGAACAGGAAGTTGTTCGCTGGCTGTCCCGGGTTGCCCCCGTTCTCCTGGTGGAACCAGGCCCGACAGACGTTCAGGTCGATCCCCGGGGAGCGAAGCTGGGCGGTCAGAATCACCAGATCCTGACACCCGCTCTCCTGGGTACTCGACAGCATCCCCGTGGCCGGAGCCGTGATGTCCACCGTGGCCGTGGGTGTCACCTGAGCCGATACCGGTGCATCCGGGACGGTCCCGAAGCTGGCGAAGAACAGCGCCACGCCGAACAGCGCCGTAGCGCTGAGCCCGGCGGCGGCGGCGAAGATCAGCTTCACGCTGGCACCCATCGCCCGTTCGTGATGAAGCCGTGGAGACCGCAGCCACCCTTGTCGATGGCGCAGTGAATGCTCGGCGAGAGCGTGAGCGGGTCCCAGTTAATGACCTGCCACCGTGGGCTATCCGGCCAGACTTCGGCGATCTCCGGTAGGTCGAAGAGAATCCCGCCGTCGCATCGCTTACTAGGGTCCCGTGCGTCTGGGTGGTCTAGTTCCAGTCCGCACCACGGGACATCGGCCAGGTGCGCCCACTGAGGATTCAGCGCTAGGTCTGGCCCCCAGCGGTGCCGGTAGCCGATGACGCCCGAGCCGAAATCAAGCGGGGCGGGATCTGTCACGCCAACTGCCTCACGGCTTGGGGTTTCGCCCGGCTGCCCGGTGGCGGAGTCGCTCCAAGGTCTGCCTGCCGAAGTCCTGGCGGGCCTGCTCCTGAGCGACTCTCTGGGCCTCCATGTCGGCCTCACGCTGGCGACGGGCTGCGATGTCGGCCAGTCCTGCCCGGATCTTCGTCGCCCTCGCCTGCTGGACCTGGCGGGCCTGAGACTGCTGGAAGGCATCGCCCTCCATGTAGGACGACAAAGCGCCCTGGGGGATCGCCAGGCGTGCCTCACGAGCGGCTGCGAGGCGGTCCCGGACTTCGGCGACCCGGTTCTGGAGAGGAACGCCTGCGCCCAGGGCTGCGGTGCCCACGCCCTCGGTCAGTTGCCTGCCGGCGTCCTTCATTCCCCTGGCGAGCCCGGCGACCGGCATGCCCACCCGGATCGCCGTTCGGGTCGCCAGGTCCTTCACCCGGTCCAGCCGGTCGGGGAACTCCTTCATGACCTTGTAGGTCCCCACCCCGAGCGCCGAGACTCCTGCGAGGTTGCGGAGCACATGGCCCGGCTTGGGAACCGACGGCCTCCAACCTCCACTTCCCCCCCTTCCCGCTGCGGCCCCGGCAAGTCCTCCTGCGAGAGCGGCACTTCCCCTGGTTGCGGCGGCGAAGAAGTGCTTCTTGGCGAAGAACGCCCCGACCACCACGGCCGAGACCATGACGGCCTTTTCGGCGGGCGGGTCGTTCTGGGTGATGCTCAGGCCCTGGGAGAAGAACATCACGAAGACCACCAGGAGGGCAGAGGCGGCCAGGATCGTGAAGGCGGCCTTGCCTGCCCACTGGGTCCACTTCCACGCGGCCTTGTGGCCGGGGAAGAGGGCCAGGGCGGCGAAGATCGAGAGCGTGGCGACCAGGGCGATCCCGAGGAGCTGGGCTCCCACCACAGCCAAGGCGACGATGACGAGGAGGATCATGACGCCGAGGGAGAGGAGGACGAAGAACCAGGCGAACAGCCATCGTCCCCCGTTGCTCGGGTCGGCGTTGATATCGGCGTACTTCGCACAGGCAGGGTCGGCCCGCATGGCGTCCCGGGGGGCGTTGTCCGACCCCCACGGCCCTTGGCTCAGGATGGCGTCCCGGATCACAGCGCAGTTTCCCGTCAGAGGCTGGCCCCAGTCCAGCTCGTCGTAGGGCTTGTCCACCAGGGCGGTACTGATCGCCCGGCGGAGGGGAGACAGGGAAGCCTGAAACTCCGGGTGGTCGAACTGGTTGGAGGGAGCAGGGATGGTCTGGCCCGCCTGGTTGTCGGTCGAGGCTTGCAGGATTGAGCCAGAGACATCGCTCGTGAGTCCGAGCGCTCCCCGGAAGTACCCGGCTGGGTTGGCCATGATGATGCCGAAGATGGCCCAGATGACCAGCGTGGCCGCGACTTCCCCCCCTGCTCTCGACCATCGGCCCTTGAACAACTGCCAGCCGCAGTAGAGGGCCAGCACCGCCATGGCAATGTGGCCGAAGCCGAACGGACCGATCAGGTGTGTGGTGAACAGCCGGGAGGTCTCGGCGGCCGGGGCGGCGAACTTGCTGGCGAAGGTGAAACTGAACGCCCAGGTGACGGCGAAGAGGCCGAAGCGGATGAACAGCATATTGACCGTCCACGCCACGGTCATGAGCGTCCCGAAGAAGTGCCGGGACACGTCCGTTCCGCTGCCGGGATCGAAACCGAGGTCGTAGTTCTGCAGGGGGAAGCGGGTCCCCACGTCCCCCGGCACCATCTCGCCAGCGAGGTCCACGGGTTGATGCCGAGGGGTGTACTCGGGATGGTGCTGTCGGCACTGCTGGAGGTTGACGAACCGGATCGCCGCGTCCGCCTGGCTCTCGCCACCTTCGGGCGGGGCCACGTACTTCGCACACGGGTCCGGCTGTAGGAGGCTCGACACAGCGGGCGTGACGGTGTTCGTCGGGGTTGGAGGGGTCTGCGCCCACGCGGGAGCACCGATCAGCATGGCCCCCGCCGCCAGGAGCCCGGCAGCCGCCAGTCTCACAGCCGGTGCCCGACCTGTTCGAGCCACGTCAGTGTAGGAGAGAACCCCCACCAGTAGACGAGTCCCCCGAAGACCACGGCAACCCACCAGAACCGAACGAGAGCGACGGCAACGAGCGTCCGCCGGAGGTAGGGCCAGAACCCCGGCGATGGCCGGTCGTGGCGTAGGAGACTCTCGGTACGGTTCACGGCCTGCGTCGCGGGGACGATCTCGTACCACCGCTCCCGGTAGATTCCCCGGGCGGTATCTACGTGGGTGTAGCCGATGTGGTGCCCGACACGCTTGAGCCGGCCATTGCGACTACTGAGTAGGCGGACCCACCCTGCATAGACGAAACCGAAGACGGCGAAGTCCTGGATGGGCCATGCGAGAAGGATCCTCGCGGAACCGTGGAGCGAGTCGGCGAAGAGCCAGAAGGCGGCGAGGGGGCCCGCGGTTACCGTCCACCCGATACAGCGCCAGATAATGAAGGCCCGATCCCGTTTGGCGTACCACTCTGGGCTTCGGAGGTAGTCCGCCATGCTCTGCCGTGAGGCGACCCACGCCTCCCTCCGCACAGCAGCGCGGGCCTCTCGGACACTGGTGAGCCTAAGCACTGGCGCGTTCTCTCATTCGGGCTGGTTCCTCTCCCGAAACAGCGCCTCAGCCCGCTCGGCTCTCCCCTGTGCCGTCCGCGTGGTGGCGTTGGCTTGCCGGAGACTTGCCGTGAGCGCCCAACTCTCGGCCACCAAAGTTTTCACCCGTTCCCGCAGCGCCTCGTTCTCCACCTTCAGCGGTGCCTCTAGCCACTCCCGAGCGGCGAGGACAACGACTCGGGCTTGGGCGTAGTCCATAGGCTGTACATGCCCGCCTACCCACTCTGCGAGGGCCTCCCCGGCGTGCTTCACAGCCAGCACAAGGGCGTCGTCATCCCCATCCTCACGCCACGGTTCGACCGGAGGGACGCTCAACGCCATCCCCAGTGCCAGCGGGCGGCGAGAAAGGCAATGACTATCAGCCCGAGCCCGAGCAGCCAGAGGAAGGTCAGGTGGAACCCACGGCCGCTCCCGAGCGTGTCGGATGCCCGGCGCGTGGTGGGTGCGGCGTCGAACTCGGGGGCCGTAGGATGAGCGGGTGAAACCGACGGCTGCGGAGACGGTGACGATGGCGGAGGCGTTCCGATGGCCACCACTGGCGTACCAGCGGGCGATGGGGGCTGCGGTGACGGGACTGGGGGTGGTGACGCCGTCGCTGGGGCGGTCGCTGCAGGCGCTGGCCGAGGCGGAGCTACGGGAGTACCGGAAATGGCTGGCTTCGCTGCCACCACTCTCGCTGGTACCGGGGCCACAGGAGCCGCCGCGCTCGCTACAGGACTCGGCGGAGCGGGCGGCAGCTCGCTGGCGAAGGTCACGTCGATCGTCGGCGTGCCGGTAGCTCCCTGGGGAAGCGGGCAGGTCACTTCGATCCGCCACGTCACGGGTGCCGTCATGTTCAGCGACCAGACGTAGGGAGGCGGAGCACCCGCACCGATGTGCTGCGAGTCCTGCTCGACCCCGTTGCGGTAGCGAGTCGTGGAGCAGGACGGGCCCGCCCAATTGGGGTCCCAGACATGCACCCAGGGCGTCACGTAGACCCACAAGGGCCCGGTGTGGCCGTAGTCCTCGGCGGTGCCTGCGGTGATGACGTCGGCGCTCTGCTGAGTCGGCGTGGGAGAGATCGACATGCCCCAGGTGTAACCGCCGTCGTTCGCTCGGGCAGCGGTGCCAGTCAGGACCAGAGCGGCAAGTAGCGCCAGCGTCCAGAGGATTCTGGCAAGCCTCGAAATCGTCACGCGGGAACCTCCTCAAGTTGGCGCATCCGGGCGGGATTGGTTTCGTAGGCGATGGCGTGCTTGCCTTGGGGGGGCCGGACCCAGACGAGGCCGACTCTCCCGAGGGTGTCCCGGAGCAGGCACAGGGCAGGAGCGGGGGGGGCGGAGAGATCCAGGTCCCGGCGACGCATCTTCTCTTCCAGGAGGATCCGCAGATCGTCCGTGGGTTCCAGGCCGAGCAGGACTGCGGCTTCGTTGCCGGCGTTGCGGGCTTGACCGAAGAGGAAGCGGTACTCGAACTGGGCTGCGAGCTCGGGAGGCACATCCCCCGGGTGCTGGGTGAGGATCCACACCGCGGCGTTCTCCTTGCGGCCCTTGCGGACCCCACCCTCGATCAACGACCTACCCGGGATGGTCGCCGTGTAGGTGTGGGCCTCGTCCAGGATCGCCACGGCGAAGCGTTGGGGGTCCAGGAGGGTGAATGCCTGCTGGACGGCCGCCACGGCGTAGAGGATCGCCACCGAGAAGTGCTGCTCGGGAAGGAGGTTGCGGCTCAGGTCGGGCGAGAGCATCTGCTCACGGGTCGGGAGGCTGAGGCCGGCCGCACCGAAGACCAGGGCGTCGATGTTGCGGAGGTCCAGTACCTTCCGGTCCCGGTCGAACACGAGGGCTCCGAGCCACTCCCCGGACTTCGGGCGCCGGGCGAAGGTGTTCAGGTGCCGGAGGGCCAGGGCGGCTCCCTCCACTTCCCGCCTAGCCATGTCCTCCAGGATCTCCAGGGCGAGCGGCATGGAGGGCTCGGGAGAGTCCGCGGACTGCTCGATGGCCTCCTTGATCGACGTTCCCTCGTCTCCCCGGGGGTCGCAGCCGGCGATCATGGTGGCGAAGCCCAGGGCATAGCGTCGTCCTGCCCCCGGGTCGTGGGCGAAGACCCGGAGAGGGTCGATCGAAAGGGTCGGGCTCTCGGTGAGGTCCACGAGGGCCTTGCGCTCCTCCGGGAGATCCTGGACCGCCAGCCACCGTGCCCACTCCTGCTGGTTGGTCACGTCGATGGCCGTCACCATCCCGGCCTGGTCGATGACCGATGTCGCCAGCAGCTTGCCCGTGATGCTGTTGTGCGTCGGGATCATTGAGCGTCCAGCCAGGAATAGGTGGGTCGGCGAGTCCACCACGATGCACTTGACCGGCACCGAGGCCACCGGACGCACATCCACGATGTAGCGGTACTGAGAGGTTGACCGGAGTTTGGTAGGAAGCCGATCCACCTTTCGCTGAAGCCGGAACGCGGGCAGGGTGGTGGAGAAGTGAATGGCGTACTTTGGCCCGCAGTCCACCCCATTGAGCCGGGCTGTCCCCTTGATCAGGCTCGCTCGAACGCCGAGACTCCAAATAAGTTCACGAACATTCTCAGCAAGCCCGTAGTGGACACTCACGAACTCGCATTGTCCGAGAACGGTCACATGGCCATCCGTGTCCATGAGTCCCTGTAGCAGAGCGAGGCGCTGGGCGAAGCTGGCCCGGAGGTACTGGGGGGGGATGTGCTTGTTGCCGAGAAGCCCGAGCGATGTGAGGTGATCTCGGAAGCTTGGAACAGACATCTTGGTGGGTGCTGGAACGAACTGGACACCATTGCGACGTTGTTGACCCTCCCGTTGGCAGACTCTGCACAATGTCACCCCGCGACCACCATTTGGGTTGGTCCAGGTATAGGTTGATTCCTCGGTCCGAAGGTGGCCACCAGAACAATGCGAGCGCTCAGCACCACGCTGTACCGGGTCGATACGATAGAAACCAACCCTGGAAGCGGCCTTCTCAAGAGGGCGAACGCGGTATCCAGCTGCCCGGATCTCATCGATTACCTGCACATCAGCATCGGCTGTCGTGATAGTCGTGTCTTTGGATGTCCCATCCCCGAGCCAAGCCCCCAAGACGTAGGGGTCGATGGGCAATGGGATCTCCGGGAGGTCGAGCGGCTGACATAGCCGAACAGCATGATTCGTTCCGCCATCCGCCCGACGAAGAGTCGCTTTGATCTCCCCAGTCGTCACGGTCGATGGTTTGGGCGGAGCAACCCGGCTCGCTCCTAGCCGCGCTATGGCAGCACGAACCGCGGCACCGTTGCGGTAACCAAGTTGCTCAGCGATCTCTCTAAAGGGCACTCCTGCGTCTCGGAGTGCAGACGCTTCCGTTGCTCTCGCAACCGTCTCTACTCGAACATAGCGCCGTGGGCGGCCGGTCCGGGCTCTAGCCTCACCTCGCGAGACAGAAGATCGATAAGCCGCGAGTTCCGTGTTCCATAGATGGCCCTCGTCGGCGACAATCACACTGCCGTCGTCAAACACAACTTCATAGCAGGGTCGGTTCGGCTGCACTTGGCTTGTCGCTGTCACCCGAGTCGGCCGTCCATGTTCGTCCAGCACTTCATCGCCCACTTGGATCTCCCCCATCGTGGTCCACCCGTCGGGCGTCGGGATGGGTGTGTCGAGCGCCAGAGCCTTGCCCTCGCCCGGCGCTCCGACGAAGAGGGCACTGCCTGAGCGCCCGATGCGCTGGGCCTCGGCCGGGTTGATGAGCACCAGGCGGGTGTGCCTGGCGGTGGCCGAGTACCCGAACAGGGTTCCCGAGCGGTCGCCGAGGTCGAGGCCCAGGAACAGGCCCAACTTGGAAAGATCCTCCGGGAAGAAGTGCTGGCGGTAGTCGGCCATCAGCATCGCCGCCTGTCTCCGCAGGGTTCCGGGCAGGCTGGCAGTGAAGAGGGGAAGCTGGCCGCCGGTCGGCCGCTGAAGTCTCCAGTCGATCGGGGCGTAGGCCCGGCGCAGGTCGGCGGCGCGCTCCTCGGCGTCCTGGGCGGTGGGGCCGTAGACGCAGAAGATCACACATGCCCGGTGCTCCGGGTCGTTCGTGGCGGCCAGGTGGTCCCGGAACTCCTGGGTGGCGATGAT